CTTGAATTGCTGAGGATTGCGATACTTCTCTATGGTTCGCACTACGATAGCATACTTTCGCTTCACGGGGCTATTAGAGACATCAAACTTACTCTGGCGAGCCAAACCCCTATCCATGCACTTACGTACCTCTATGACGCCCAGAACCGCATTTATCGGCGTATCCTCATCGATTTGGTATCCGAACTCCCTGCACTTCTCTACATTCCTAACGTGTGAAGCGTGCAGGGCAAAGCGTTCACCTGGCTCTGCCGGCCAGTCCTTCACAATAACGCGCCTACGACGATCCGCGACAAGCTGCGCCCACGGTTGCTGCAAAGAAATGGCTTTCATAGGTCCGTGCTCCTCATAATTAGTTCCCTTTGCCGCTTAGTGAGTTTGAACATCGGCGTTATAAAAAATCTGCTCTTGTGCTCCTGCTGATGACACCACAAGCACAACCAAATTACATCGAGCGGCTTATCGTAACTAGGATGATGTCCCTCTATTCCTCCAGCATATCCGCATCTTGAACATTTTTTCGGTCGCACTAAAACGCCCCAAGCCACAGCGGTGCAGACCATTGACCATGCTTTCTGTTGAGCACAGCCAGTCCAATTTATGTATGCCTTCTCAACATCTTCGCGGGTCATTTCCTAACCTTTCGTGGACGACCTCGCTTCATCTGCTCTCGATTCCACCAGGTTGTGCGGCATCGAGCACAGAGCTTTGGCTTCTTGAACGAACGCCATTTGTGCCCGCAACGCCTACACTGGCAAAGGTATACTGTGATTCTCGCTGCTCTCATGCTGACCAGTAAAGCACAATTCTCTCACCGACACAAGATTTATCTTGACACGCTCCCAGCTTGGCGCTATCGTGGCATCCAGTCGCGGATGATGACCGCCGACAACTGGAGAAACCAATGACAAACACTGGCGCAATCGTGATAATCGCGGTGATGGCCCTCGGCTTAATCTCTCCGTTCTTTGGATTGCTGTTCGTTATCTTTGGAGAAAGGAAGGGCCGCTAACATGCACCTCACCTTTTGGAACAAAACCCCACAACCAAACGGCTACTTTCTAATTTGGTCATCTGACAAGTCGTTTCGCCGTTTCTTCTTCCACGGGTTCCGTGGCGTGAACGACAAGCGCTATCACTACTGCGTTCACTTTCTAGGCTTTGTGGCAGCGGGGAGTTTTCGTTAGACTCCCTCTTCGGGGGTTGGCCGCGCACAGCCGCCAATCTCCGCAGAGGCAGTTTTGCCTCACAGCCGAGTGATACTCGGACAAAAAGGAGAAACTAATCATGGGCATGGACGTTTACGGAGAAGCACCAAAGGACGAACGCGGGAAGTATTTCCGCAATAGCTGCTGGTCATGGCGACCGCTGTGGGACTTCGTTTGTGAGTATTGCAATGACGTGCTCACCGAGAAGGACCACAACGCCGGTCACTATAACGATGGCTACCTGATCGAGAAGCAACGCGCCGAGCGAATCGCAAAACGTCTGCGCGAGTTGTGTGAAAGTGGCCGCGTGCTCGACTTTGAACGCGAGTACGTTCGCCACATGGATAGCATTCCCGATGAACCCTGCCGCCAGTGCAACGGGACGGGCATCCGGCCAGGTGGCAAAGAACAGTTTGGCGCGGTATGGTTCGCTTCCTGCAATGGCTGCAACGGATGCCACGGCAAAGGAACTGTGCGGCCGTCAGAGACGTACTATCATTTCGAGGCAGAGAACGTGCTAGAGTTCGCGGAGTTCGCTGAAAACTCTGGCGGATTCAAGATTTACTGAGCGTATTGCGCTCTGCCCTGGTGACAGTGGGCAGCGCGAAGTACGCAGCAAAAAACGAAAGGTGGCTTACGATGAAATACGGATGCCAATGTGAATGCGGTTTGACAATCACGCGTAGAAAGCGCACGCGAGGTCAGTACGCCAACGCCAAAGTGGAGCACGCTACCACATGCCGCAAGATGTGGGATTGGCTCAAGCGCAGCGGTAAATTGCTTCAAATCGAAAGGCCAGCGTGATGGACTGGAACACTCTTCCCCTCGCCGCCAGGATCGCGGTCTGCTACCTCGCCTGCTGTGGCTTGCTCTCCATGCTGTTCGGTGCTGAGTGGGCACTGAACTGGTGGCTAGCACGCGAACGCAAGGACGATAATCCGTTCGACATTGGCGAGTATTCTGCCCTCGAAGAAGCCAAGTGGAAGGAGAAATGAACATGACAGGATTAATTCCAACTCAACACCACCCCGATTGCAAGGACACTCGCTGTCTCGTATGCCTTGCAGATTGCGATGCGCTCACCGATTATTTGTTTGAGCGTACAAACTTGCCACGGCATCGTTTCGACATGCTTGGCGAATACCGCCTATGGCTAGACCAGCATGAGATTCCCGCCGAGTCTAAGAGTGGTTGGGCGTTACCATCCGTTTTCGAGGAAGTGAATATCGAAGCCTTTATTGCGGATATGAATGGTACGCAATCTTAATCTTCGCTGCCCCTCTGCCTCGCGTCCTGCGTGGCTCTCCGGGCGCAAGCCTTCCGTCTAATCAACGGTCACGGGCCAGTAGGCAAGCTGGCCCAGTCTCACCCGCTAATCGCTACCCGTTTCGCCATCTTCAACGTCACCCATTTGTCGCGCCATGCTTCCAGTTTGTACCATCGTTCGTCAGTCTCGCTCAATAACCAGCGTTCTACGATCTCGCCGGTGTCGCTCACATAGGCGTTCACCTGGACAAGCGAACCGTCTTGCAGGTGAGGCCGTGGAACTTTGTGACCATCGAACGGAGTAACGCCGATTGGACGTGAAATTAGAATGCGCTGAATTTCATTCCAGCGAGGAACGGAAACCTCTAAGGCGTCCTGTCCTGTCCTGTCCTGTCCTTTTCGCTCACGCCTTCCTCTTCTCGAATGCGTCAGTTCTCGCTTGCGCCTTCCTGAATTTCTCACATGCAGCGCGAAACTTTTCGCAGGCAGCGCAACTGCATATGCAATCCGAACGTAGCCAGTCTCCGAGCGAGAGAAGTAATCGTGCAACGTCTCCCGCATCAGTTATTTTCCAGCGCATCACAGCACTCTCCTCAACAGTCCCAGTCTCACTCGTACACCTAGAATCATGGCCGTCCTGTTCCCGGAGTTGTACCACCCTCCACCTTTACGCTTGGATAGCACGCACGTCTCGCAGTGAACGTGTCCTGGCATCGCCTTTGTGTGTGGGTGGCTTACGCACATGCCTAATGCTTTGTACTTCTCGCGGTAGTCGGTCAGGCTCATCTCGCGTGCTCTCCGAAGCGTGGCTTGCGCGGGTCCTCTGCTTTGTGGCAGGCGTGCGAGAGATTCGCTAGATTGCTCAATCTGTCATCACGCCCCTGACTCCGCTTTTTGATATGGTGCGGCTCTTGTCCTCTTCCGTAGCAGGAATCATCGTGAGGTCTGCCGATCACAACCGAGCGTTCGCACATACCGGCGCTGCGTTTTGACAATTCCATCTTTCTGCGCTTCCAGTCCTCGCCTTTGAGCACTTCGCTTCCATCGTTGCGGACGAATGACTTGGGGTTCGTGTACCCGCGCTGCTCTTTTAGCTCGGCGTCCTTATTCAGCATCGCTTGTCCGCCACTTCAATGTGCAAGACTATTACTTTGTTACCTTGACGCTGGTAATCCGGATCACAGGGACACTCGAATAGTTTGTGGCTAAACCCGTCCTCAGGAATGCGATGCTCAGTGGCGATGGCATATTTAGTTTCCGGCAGTTGGAGAACTTTCATTTTGGGCATGTCGCACCTCTTCTGGCTCATCGCCAAACTTGAGATTGAATAGCATCACCATTGCGTACTTTCGGGAGCCCGTAAGCGCCTTATAAATTCCCTTGCCCTGATCGTCAACTCCGGCGCCAGGTACGCGGACTGTTACGTTTTGATTCGTTTCCACGTCCGTCAGCAGCCAGTCTACGAGTACTTCAGTGCTGGCGAATGTTTTTCCAACGTGAGTTACCGGCTCCCTCGCCACGTTCCCGGTGAGGATGAGTTTGTGACGTTTCAGCAGAGGATTCACGACCGCAAGCACGTCCTCGATCTTCGCGTAGGCGAATAGTGGCTTTTCCAAATTACTGCTTTCGCCGATGCCGTTGCGCTGGATCGTAGAGCAGGCGTTTGCGATGGCGAATATCTTCTCGCTAAGGGTGAGTTTCTTTTTCAACGGCCTACCTCCGCCAACTTCGCGCAGTTCTTACAGGTCACGCGCTGTCCAGGTTTCGCCAACGGGAACCATTGAGAAGTTCCTCGCCAGTTTTTACTTTGGCAAAAGGGCTTCCCGAAGAAGTTGAAATGAACTTTTCGCGGACCACGAAGTTTTATTTCGGGCATGTGCAAGCCTCTGTTTCCAACGAGCAGGTGAGGCAGAACCTCACGCCGTTCTCCACGCCGACCTCGAACTTAGCCGGCGCCGGCCGATAGGCTTGCTTGAGTTGCCACTGGGACACGTAGCGGGTGTGCGAACTTGGACGCTTTGAGCGTACGCGCCCAACGTACTCCCACTTCTTTTTGTTCGTAAACAAGCTGCCTATCGCGTTGCCGATCTCCAGCGGTCTGCCGTGCTGAACTTCAAACAACTCGCGCACATCGTCAGCGGTTATGATTCGCCCCATCCCGGCCATGAGTTCTGCTATCTGCTGGGCACGGCGCAGGTCTACGCTGTGGTGAGAGGCAGCGCGTTCGAGTCCTTTGAGGCGTAATTGCGTTCCCGTCTTTGTTGCTTCTGTGTGTTCAGGCATTTAATACACTCCCTGCATCTGGTACGATGGATTGTTCCATCGACATATGTCTGACTTCTCCACCTAAATCTAGTATTTGTCACTGAGTACGGATGTCCACTTGGGCAGTGTGTCTTTTTGGGAATGCGACGTTCGTTTTCCCGCTTAGTGACAACTTCTAAATGACGCGGATTGCAGCACAGTTTGTTTCTGCACAGGTGGTCAATAGGACGATCAACCCGAGGAGGACGCCCATGCCATAGAGCATAAGCTATTCGATGCGATACGAAAGTCCTCCTTTTTATACTAGTTATTCCGTACCCGTTATTTCTAGAATGCCCCCTCCAAGGCCAACACGCGTGCTCACTACCAACCTCGACGGACGACCAGAAATGAATCTTTTGGTATTTAGTTATTGGTGGTATTCGGCGGAATGTGAACAAAATCAGTTCCTCGTTGCTGTCGCGTGCATCCGCGTTTGGCAGGCGTTCCAGTGGTCAACCGCATCGGCAAGCGTCTTTTCGATTGACTTCACCAAGACGTAGGCTGCCTTCTCTTGCGCCACCGCGCCCACGTGCTCGATCTCTCGCTGGTGCTCGTTGAAATGTTGCGCCAGGGCGATTTGCAGCGGGTCGTTGGTGAGCCGTGAGCCTTCCTTGACTGGCTGGAGCCGTAGGTCGGCAAGGTGTTCTTCCACCGGGATGCCGTGAATCAGCGCGCATTCAACTTCTTTATAGAAAGATTCCATCTGGTTTGTTCCTCCACGCGCACTGTAATAGGTAGCGGATTCGCTGTCAAGTACCAAAGTTAAATCAGTACTTGACTTTCACGAAACAAGCTGAGAATGTACGCGCATGGACAGAAGGAGACGCTGGCAACTCGACAAACAGGCGCAAGGATACTGCATTCGATGCGGTAAACGTAAGAGCAACGGAAAGACGATGTGCCCAAAGTGCCGCAAACGCCACAACGAATTGAGAAGGGCAGCATGAAGAAAGACAAGCGCAGCGACGCGCAGATATTGCTCGGCATCCACATCCGAGAGATTCGCAAGGATCTCCGCATTGAATACGAATTTCGTTTCCACGAACAACGCCAGTGGAAAGCCGATGTCTACTTGCCGGACGTGAGAGTTCTGATTGAGTGCGACGGTGGACTACATCGAGGCGGGCACAAGCGCGGCGCGGCGCTGGAAGATGATTACATCAAGCAAAATGTGGCGCAAATGTTGGGTTACAAACTGCTCCGCTTCTCGAATGAGCAGGTATCCCGAGGCGAGGCGAAGGCGTTTTTGCAGTCGTGGATGGGCTACATGAGGGCAAAACTATGACCTGGATTGACGAACTACTCAAAGATGCCCACCGGAGCCGCCAGCACGTAAACCTGGACTCCGAAGCCATCCCGGTAGCCGTTCGCCCGCCAGCGCCCGCCCCTGTGCGCCCACACAGCCTTCTCGCCTGGGGCATCGTACTTTGCTGCTTGGCTATCGTAGGGATCGCGGTCTGGTTTCTAACCGGCGTCCGGGTGGACTGGTGAACACGATGATGGAACTTCTGGGCGCGGTGCAGTGGTGGCAGTGGGTGATGCTGGCGATCTTGCTGCTGATATTGGTGATGAAGCCGAAAGGTGGAAAGCGGTGAGCGACTGGGCGAAAACTTTGCTGGCGGAAACGATTGAAGAAATTTGGGACGGCGACGTTGAGATGACGTTTGCCCAGCGAGATAAAGTGCTGGCCGTGCTGGAGCGGCGCTTGCTCGGGTTGCTCGAAGCGGGCGCGAAATGTGCTCATCTTCTGAGCGGCGACCACCCCGAGGACAAGGATTACAACTGCGAAAAGTGCTTCGCGGTTAAGGCACATGCCGCAGCCAAAGCCGTAGCCAGCGAGGCAAAACGCGATGAGATTGCTTGATTTATTCTGCGGTCGCTGGGGATGGTCACGCGCTTTCGCTGCGCGAGGATGGGAATGCGTGGGCGTGGATTTGGTGGAACCACCGGACCCTCCGGGAGCGCCCCAGCGTTTCCACTTCAGACTATGCGACGTGCTGTTGCTCAAGGCGAAGCCGCGACATATTTGGATTCCGGTGTATGGATGGATTCGCATTGATGCGCTTGCGAGCAGTTCCCCATGTGAAGGTTTTTCTTTGTTTGGGATGCGGCATTTTCATGCTGAACCACCATATCCGGAAGCCGGAATCAAGCTGTTTAATCACGCCCGCGCCCTAGCAGAAGCGGCCGGCGTTCCGTACATCATGGAAAATGTGCGCCATGCACAGGACTTTGTAGGTCGAGCGACTGACCACTGCGGGCCGTTCTACTTGTGGGGAAGCCTTGTCCCACCCCTGCTTCCACAGGGAATTCGTAAAAACATGGTGATGGGAAATAGCAAGCTGGTGAACGAACTCAAGCGCAACGGCGACCGCGAAGCAGTCAAGAAATATCGTCGTCAATTTGACCTTACGTGGAACTCCTCGAAGTCTAAGGAGCGGAAGGAAGCGACAGCAAAGGCGGCCACCATCCCTCCCGAACTAGCCAACTGTGTAGCGGATTATGCGGAAAGAATCTTAGAGCAAAAAGTTGGGGCCAGCGAGGGCAAAAAGAGCTTGTAGGGGACTTTGCGACCACCGAGCTTGACTGACGTTGGGTGGCGACCGCATCAAGAATTTGGGAGGAGAGTTATGAGCAAGCCGATAATTTGTCTAGATTTCGATGGTGTTGTTCACAGCTATACCAGTGGTTGGCAGGGTGCGAGAAATATTCCTGACCCGCCCGTAGAAGGCGCGATTGAGTTCATGGACAGAGCTTTGACTTTGGGATATGACGTGGTGATTCATTCCAGCCGAGCGCGATATTGGGGCGGGATTCGAGCCATGCGTCAATGGCTCAAGCAGGTTTCTGGAATGCTCTGGTATGACACCTTCCAAGTTGGGCTAGAAAACGTGCGGTTCACTCGCTGGAAGCCGCCAGCAGTCGTTACGATTGATGACCGCGCCGTACGATTCGATGGGAAGTTCCCCGACCCGCGTGAAGTCGCCGCGCTCCAGCCGTGGAACAAAGCGAGCAAGATATGATTACTTTTCCGCTGCCTGATGGCAAAACACTGAATGTGATTGAGCCGGGGAATCTCGCTCGGCTCAATCAAGGCAGGCCGATGCACATAAACGGAAATTTGGTCTGTTTCACGCCTGATCTACAAAAATTCGCTGAGCATCTTGGCGTCAAGTTGGACGTACTGAGCGGCGAGCGGGTAGAGCGCAGCGTAAAACTGACGCCCGAGCAAATAGATGCGGCACTCAAGGCGTGTCAGCGCTTGCCTGAAATTGAACGGTGAGGAGGTTGCCGATGGGCGATAGCCAAAAGCTGATGCGGCCCCGAGCTGTGTGAAAAGCATTTGACTGGCGGGGGAGCAGGCCATGCACTCTGACGAGCGGGCGCGGGAGGTAGCGAACGAAAGCACGGCGAGGGCATATCCCGAGCATGATTGCTTCGCGTGGAACGTGCAGGTGTATTGCTCAGGGCCGGACTGTCTGTATTCGCAATGCCGGACGTGCAACCGGATCACGGGCTTCATGTGGCGCAAGTGGAGGTGGCGGATTAGGAGCCTGTTCACCAGCGATCCGCTATTCAAGACTTTCGTAGATGAACAAGCAGCAGGAAGGAAGGAGCCTCGATGAAAGCGAACGAGCGTAAACGATTTGAATTGATGCTGAAATTGCGAAGTGACGGCACGAATGACAATCAAGCGCTGGCCCTGCTGACCGACTGGGAGCGGACTGTGCGGCTGGATGAGGTTGAGCGTATGCCAGGAGGTCTATCTGCTGGACAACCGAATAATTACAAGACTTGTCGCATCACCGAGTTGTCGCGGCCAGCGGAAAAGGGTAAAGCGCAGCAATGACGGAGACTCTATTCAAAGACCTGGCAGGACTGGTGGAGCGGATCACGAACTATCTAACTGCTGGTGGGCTATTCAATCCAGATATGGCCCGACACGAAAACGTAAGTAAATTGCTGATTGATTGCCGAGAAGCATTGGCGCACGCGGTAGCCGGGCCGCAGGTGACTGTGGATAAGGTGCGCGGAATGTCCAGCCGAGCGTATTGCGACTACATCGACCAAATGCGCCGCGATGAATGCTTGGGTCACGAGCAGAAACTGAAAGAGGGCAAGTTTGGTGCGATAGAACTCAATGCTCACTGTGATGCAGCAGAATTACTGGGACGCCATCGAGCATTCGCTGAAATTGCCGCCCTGCTCGCCGCCCCGGTAGCGCCAGCGCCGCCGCAAAGGGATGAGGCTGACAGGGATTATTTGTGTGACCAAGACCTCCATTACGATGTGGATGGAAAGTGTACCGCTTGTGGTAGACCGACGCCGCCACAAAAGTAGAAAGGGAATATTTTATCTCCAATGATTGCATCGCTTAATTTCGCGTCACTGCCAAACGGCGAGGCGAAAGGCCGCATGAACACTGACGATAGTGCGTGTCAAATCGGGGCGTTTGTCGGTGCAAGTCTTTTGATTGCGTCAGCCTTCGCCCCATGTTTCTCAAATGGTAAAAGTGCGTTTGATATAATCATGGCACGCTCAAAGGAGAGCGGTCTATGAAACGACAAATGAAGCACACGCCCAACGGCCCGATTGAGAAGCATGGACTAGGCGACCCCTTTTGCGGACGCGGTGAATTGCAGGACTACACCAACAAACCTCTTGGGATGCTGAAGGGTAAGGGCGAAGTCATAGATTGCCCAACGTGCGGCAAGAGAGGGATTGAGCGTAAATGGAAACGTGGCGGCGGTCACGTCGTTCATTCTGACCAGATGGTTTCCATGTTGGGATTGTTCTGCTGTGAAATTATATCGTCGTGTGGCGTGAAGAAGGAAGTGTGGCCGGGGGTGGGGGCTTAGGCCCTCACCAAATTGGAGACAGTCGTGAGCACACAAGGCAGCGAAAAGAACAAGCGATTGCGATGCCAGATGCAACATCCCGAAACGGGCCAATGTGAGTTAACGAAGGGCCATGAAGGTAAGCACCTAGCAGGATACATGATGTGGGATGAAGATCGAGAAATGCGTAAAGCATTGCAGATGGACCAGCAAAAACTGGAAGATTTAGGCGCTTTCGCCATGCCACCCCTAGCGCCCCCGCCCAACGCTATGATTTGCCGAAAGATGAACTGCTTTTGATGAATCTTGTCAGTCATCTGCGCCGTGGAATCCACAAACATAAAGACGAAAAGTGGGCAAAGCAAGCGAGTGAATACCTTGAACGTAAGGGAATCGTTGGGAATATTCTAAGAAGCTCTGGCGAGGCCGCGCCACCCCTAGCGCCCGGAGAGCAGCCGCCGCAATATTTAGTCGTCGGCAACGAGCATAGCGGAGTAGCAGGCCCAATTTTGCCGTCACCCGCCCCACCCGTGCAGGAGCCGCACGCCACCCTCAACAAAGACCACTTTCCCGCTTTATGCCCAGCGTGTACGCCACCCGTGCAGGAGCGGGAGACAGCGTTGACAGGTGAACACCACGACGATATGCCAAACAATCCCGCGAGCGACTGGGATGACGACCTTCACGTTGCAGATGAGAATGACAGTCCAGACGATTGCTGTGTGATGTGCGGAAAGCCTCTGCCCATCGAAGGATTTTGCTGCGAGGCGGAATGTTTGGAAGCGGCCGCGGGAGTTCAGAAAGCCAGTGAGGCGCTAACGTGGCTAATCGAATGGGACAGAAAGCGGAAGTTGCATCCGAGTCAGGATGCTTGCGTTGATTCGTTGCGGGCGTTGCTGGCCACTGCCGCCAAGCAAGCCGAAGCAGCAACTCTATTGGAATGCAGCCGCGCTATCGGCAAGCCGGATGATTATTTCGCTGGAAAGGAGGTGCGAGATTGCGTTGCAGTTATTCGTAGGCAAGCGAAAGAAGGGGCGAAATTGGAGTGCGCTGATTTCGTTACCAAGCTCTGCACGCATGGCGACGTGAACGCTAATGCGATTCGTGCATGGGTAGCCCTCGCGGCCCAGCCCGAGCAGCAGAAGGAGACGAAGTGAGCGATTGGAAACTGAGAATGGTGGCGGAACCTATCGTTCCCGTGTGGACTATAGAGAACAATTGCGAGGTAAATGGTGCGGAACTCCAACGCGCAATTGTGCGTGGCTTTGCTGAACGAAAAGACGACCCTGTGTGGATCAATAAGCACGAAGCATTCACCTTTGAAAAAGTCTTTACGTTCAAGGAGCACGGTGAGTTTTTTCGCGGAGCCTTGACAATGGCAGGACTCAGGTATGCGGGCGACTTCTTTGAACTCCTGCAACGGTACGGCACAATCAAAGTAACGATTACTAAGAGCAGGCCCGAGCAGCAGCCGGCGAAGGAAGGTGGCAAATGAAATACCTGATTCAACATTTGCGCGAAGCTGCCATAGAAGTTGGCTTTGCCATAGAATCCGCTGAGGGCCACGATGGTTTCGCAGACCTTACCCTGATACGCGCAGAACTCAACATGCTCTTGCACAAAGCGGAAAGCTATTACACCGCCCAGCCGGCGAAGGAAGGTGGAAAATGAGCGAACGTAAGCAAACTTTATTAGCTCTCGTGATGATTGGACTTCCAATATTAGTGGCGGCATATGTCGCTGGCCACATGCAGGGCCGCGCCGAGCAGAAGAAGGTCGATGCAGCGGTGAAGGAAGTTCCGCCGCTGACCACCTATTGGGTCATTTGCGATGACGGCTTTGTAATATGGGAGCACGGTTCCGCCAACGACCAGTCGAGGTCAACCCTCTGCGGGGAGCATGGCGGGAAAGACCCGCGCCAAATCCAGATTAAGTCTGCGATGGGCTACGATTGGAAAGTGGTTGTCACGCCAATCAACGAATCGCCCGCGCCCGCTCCACCCGCCGCACCAACGCCCGGCGTGTCCTTGGTGAAGCCAAACGTCATTTACTGCGGGGATAGGCCATGCTCAGAATTTTCTGCTAGGCCAGCGAGAAAGCGCCACCGCATGAATATGCATTGGGAAGGTGATTCAGGAGGTCAACCAATGATTACCTTTCCCGCCCAGCCTCACGGACAGGATGTGCCAATGCTGGAGCAGCCGCAATTCATATTCAGCGAGGAAACGCTGCGTAGGCTTTTCAATCCCACTTCTATGGCTGAATGGAAAACAATCGCGGATAATTGCCTGCAAAGCGGTTTCGCGTGGACACTGAAAAGTGCAGATGGAGCGGGAGAGTGCACTATGTTCAAGTCGGCGGTGCCACCGGAGAAGCCATGAGCAAGAAACGAGCTAAATTTAGGGTGGGGCAGGTAGTGCGCGTCAATGGGCACTACTTGAAGATTCGCAAGCACGTCTACGACCCGACTGACCGCGTTGCAGCTTGGGATAATGGGCATTGGTACTACGAGGATGATGAAAAGAAAAGCTGTTATAGCGAGAATTGCTTACGCCCACTTACATTACGAGAGCGTGGCCAGCCATGAAGTTTCTACAATGGCTGTTGCTGGTGGCGGGGATCGCCAAAAGTTTACGGTTGTTAGGCCACGTTCAAAGTAGTAACTTCAATTCAAAGGAGAATCAATGATTAATCCAACTCTCACTCGCAGGGCTATCCTGAAAGGCGCGGCAGTCGGTGGCGCTGTGGTCGCGGTCGGCGGAGTCTCACTCGAAGGCTGCAATACTTCCGATTGGCTTCAGACCGCCATCAACGACCTCCCACTTATCCTCCAGATCGCAACGTCCATCATTTCGATTGTCGGGGCTGTCGGCGGGGCGTCAGATCCCGCAGCCCTGGCTCTCGCACAGAAAGCTGCTGACCAGGCAAAGGTTGACCTCACTCTCGTTCAAACACTCCTCGCCGGGTACAACGCAAGCACTTCCAAAAATGGCGTACTGCAGCAGGTTGACACCGCACTGCTCGACGTTCAGACCAACCTCTCCGGCATCGAAGGGGCGCTGCACATCTCGAATCCAGCCACGCAAGCAACCATCTCCGCGGCTATCTCGGCGGCGCTCGTCATCGTCGTCGCACTCCAGACCATCATTCCCGCTCCCACGCCGGCGCCGGCCGCTCGCAAGGCTCTCAGCGCGGCGAACTCCAGCAATTCCATCCGTGTGGGCTACAACATGGCTCTCGCGGCCGCTGGAGCATCGAAGTTCGGTATCTGATGCTCCGGTTACACCTTGTCGCTTTGAACGATGACCTTGCTTCGGTTCGTGAGGATGCGGTAGAACTTCTCTACGCCGTATCCTCCGGGCCAGCGATATACACAGTCGTAGTCATGGATTCGGGAACGTCAATCAACGTGAAAGAGTCAGTGGAGGAAATAGAAAATGGCATCAATGAAGCTCGGAAGGCGTCCAGCGAAGCGCAGTCTTAAATCCCTTCCACTGTCGAACTACCTCCACATGGGCGCCGTCGCCTACCCTCCGGTATGCGCGTGGGAGCGAGAGATAGAATGGAACATGCTCGGGAACGACGTACTCGGTGACTGCACCTGCGCGGACGTGCTCCATCACAGGATGCTCCAAGCATCAGTCGCGCACGCTGGCTCGCCACTTACATTCTCCGATGCCGATGCCATCGCGCTCTATGAGAAAGTCGGTGGCTACAATCCTGGTGACCCGTCCAGCGATCAAGGCGCGGTCATGCTCGACGTGCAGAACTACTGCAAAGCGAACTTCCCTGTTCAGGGATTCGTAACACTCGACGCTGGCAACCTGAGCCAGATTCAAGCCGCGTTGTACCTCTTCGGTGGCGTGGACTTGGGATTCAATGTCCCAGCCTACATCATGGACGTTCCTGCTGGTGGGTCATGGTCAGACAACGGCGGCGACAAAAGCATTGAAGGTGGCCACGCCGTTCTCGCGTGCGGCTACGGCAGGACGGGATTCCGCGTTGTTTCGTGGGGACAGACGTACACAGCAAACTGGGAGTTCTGGTCGCAGTACGTTGACGAGGCTTATGCGTGGGTTTCAACGGAGTGGATCAAGGCATCTGGCGTGTCGCCCAGCGGCCTCGACCTCGCAGGACTGTTGCAGGATTTGAACGCAGTTTGATTGCCCAACGAGGGCTTGGAAGCGGGGTGATGCCACTTGAAAACAGACAATCTGAGCCAACGTGGAATCAAAGACAGCCGAATCCGAACGAAGGTGCTTGGTCATGTCCATCGGGGACTATGTATGCTTGGCCAAACAATCCTGCATGGAGTAGCGGGATTATCACTATGGAGATGTACCCTTTCCCTTCTAAGCCTGTTTGCGTTTCCTCTATCGGCTCAGAATCGTGAGGCTCGCTGATGCCGCTAGGCGAGAGCTACAAGGGAGCGGTAAAGTTTTACCAGCCGCACGGATAGCTGGGGAAAGGTGGAGTAGTCACGTTGGGGCCAGCGGGGGAACGACTCCAGGGCTGGAGGGCTTCGCTGGCTCCTCTTCACTCCAATTTATGGGCAACTCGATCACAGAATTAGCTTCCTACATGCAACATCCCTGCCAACAGTTCCTCAATCTCGCACAAGCCGCAGGTATCCCTTGCCTTTTGGTGGACACCGGACGGACGCCCACCGAGCAAGAGCAAAAACTGGCCGATGGCGTGTCGTGGACAACCCACAGCAAGCACCTACCGCAGCCGCCAGAGGGGAAAAGCGAGGCTTTCGACGTGTGCCCAAAGGAATACCTACCTATGAAGGGGTGGAACCCTGGCGGGCCTCTGTGGGCTAAATTAGGGGCGATTGGCGAGCAACTGGGGCTACTCTGGGGCGGGCGCTGGACTCACATCAATAACGGCAAGGGCGATCCGGGGCACTTTCAGTACATTCATCCAACTTCTAGCGATTTGACTGCTGGCGACCTCTAGCCATATCGTCGCGCAATCCACGAAGTTCCTTCACAATCGGATCTGTCACTTTCTCAACAAGAGTCATTGTCCTTGCTTCCATCAGCAGCCGCATGTCTCCCATCAGGCGTTCTTCGGACTCCTGGTGCATTCGCGTCATGCGGCCCTCCCAATCCTGCGCGCTCAGTTCGCCGGCTTTGTCGCGCCCGTTGCTGTGCCCGTTGCCATTCTTCTTGGAAGAGGCCAAGCGGTCAAGCAACGGGATGAATAGTCTCAGAATCAAGTAAATCATCACCAGCGCGGCCAGTGCGAAGCTAATTTGAGCGAGCGCTGAGAGTCCCCCGAGCATTTAGTTTTATCGCGTTAAGTGGTCTTTGGTGCGCGGACCACAGTTACGGCGTCCTGCGTGCGTTTAGTGTTCGCAGAGAAGAACTGAAGCACGCTGTAGATATAGGCATACACCTTGCTGGAATTCTCGTCCGGTGGAGGTAGGCGCTCAACGAGACTATCCCACACCCACTTGATAATAAGTTGATGCGCGAACGCCCAAGCCCATAACGCCGCGAACGTGAGTGTTGCAATTAGAATGTGCATCGTTCCTCCTATTGAATCGTAGTTGTCGTACTCGAAGTCGCCTTCGTAGGAATCGGAGGCACAACAACGTGCCCGGTTTGCACCACGCCGTTTACCGAGACATCAATCACGCCGGCTACTACTGGGTTAGGAAAAAGAGACACCGGGGCGGCTCCGTTCTTGCTGCCAATAACATCATCCGTGCCAACGCAAATATAGGTAACTCCGGCGGGTTTCGAGCAAGTGGAGACGGGCCCGCCGCCGATGATTGTCCACGCGGAGGGAGCAAGTGCCTGAGCCTCTACCTTCGCAGTGTTGCTGGCACGGCCAACAAGAAACGCGATCAGTAGGAATATTCCTGCAATGATGTACTTTTTCATTTCAATTTCACCGTTCCTTGTGAAGTCATCGTGCCCGCAAAACAGTTGGCGCAAGGAGCCGGGGTGCCTGTTCCTGTGCCATTGAGCGCCAAGAAATCCACCAGCCCTATCGTGTTCTCTGTGAATCCCAAAACTCCTGACTGGAAACCAACGGCTTGCGGCTGGAACACCACGTTGAACGTGCAGGACTGACCGGGGGTGAGCGTAAAGCCCGTGCCGGGAATAACGGTCGTAATCGTGGCAGGTGAGCCGCAGGTATTGCTGGAAACGAAAAACGAGTTCGATGACAGGGCTATTTGCGTGTTAACGAGGTTGGAAGCGCCTGTGTTTGTGAGCGAGCACGCTACCGGATTCCCTGCTAGGCCAAACGGGGCCAGCCCGAGACTCACCGTGGGAGAGCAGAACGTAGCTATCGGCCCATTAACGACCGGAGACTCGTAGGCGCCGATGTCCCACGGCGTGCTGACCGGCCGCGCCACGGTAGTTCTTGCGGGGCATGTGTTTGTATGGGTGGTTGAGTTGTAGGTGCAGGCGTAGCGGGTGTCTTTGCCGCAAGCTGCCGCTGCATCTGCAAGCGTGGCATCGCTTCCGGCTGCTGTCGTAAGGGCAGCGCACAACGTGGAGGTCACGTTATTGCCAACGCCGACCGTAGGAGAACCTCCCGACGTAGGAGCGAAGGCAAACGTCTGTGAGCTTGTGTATCCCGTCGCGGTTGCCACGGAATTGGTCATCAAGAGCGGTTTAGCCGCCGTCCAACTACCCGGCGAACCGAGATTATAGGGTGAGCCGTCCGTGATGTAGTGGTTGTTTGTATCCGTCACAGTGCCGAGCGGTGTGCCGTTGATGCGTAAAATCGGCTGGTTCACATTTGACTGCCAGGTGTTATTGAAATACTTGTAGTTCCCGTTGTTGGTGGTGATTCCCACGCCGCCGTTGTTCAGATACTGGACGCTCGCCACGTCGTAGCCGAGATTGTTGAAAATATAATCGGTGTCGGTGTTGGCCACGGGGCCGGGCCAGAGCATGACGGAGCCGGTTGCGCCCGTGGTATCGACGTGCCTGAACACGTTGTTGTAAATCGCATTTGTCCCCGCCACTTCGGCGGACTCAATCATGTTCGAGTGGCCATTCTCGAAGAAGTTCTCATAGAGGTTGTCGTGGAACAGGTGAGCGGTGTTGGGAAGCGCCTGAGATGTGCTCCCAATGTAATTGTAGGCTACGTTATACCCGCCGCTGGACAGCAGACCTGCCCCAGAACCATCGGAATCTGAGAAGTCGACCGCGTTGAGGAGGATATTCTCTCCCGGATTTGCCGTGGCGGCGCGGCCTTGAAACGCAAAAAGGTTGAAGCACACCGTTGACACGGTGCAGTTCGGGCCACCATTGAACCCGGCGAACTGAAGATGCGTGGCGTTGTGGATGTAGAGATTCAGAAACGAGTTTGGTCCGGCAAGGGTTGAATACCGCACGAAGGTATTGGCTCCGTTCGGTTGCCCCACGGCCTGAGCGCACAGCCCGGACAGCTCCAAGTTGTCGAATATCTGGAATCCAGCATCGTTGAAATTGGTGAGGATGTTCGCGGTTCCGACCTGGTAGGTGCAGGCGTTGACGTAATACTGTATTGCTCCGCTGAGGCCGGTGATTCCAGAGGTCAGGCAGGTCGTGCCGTTGACGAGTAAAGCATTGCAAGCCGGGTTGTCGGCGGTCAGGATGGGCCGCGCCCAAGAACCGCCAGTGAACCATGACTTGTCTACGCCGATGTATATCGGATTCGCCGATGTGCCTTTTCTCGAACTCCCTGCCATGCACAAGCCGCCTGCAACCGTTCCATTGGTCGCGCAGGCCGTGACGACTCCAGCGTAGGGAGAGGCTCCTGAATTGCCGAAGTGCCACGTGTCGCCGCCACGGAAGATGAAGCCCGCTCCCGCTGTAATAGCCGAGTTTGTGCAATCCACTGAGCAAGCGTTCATCCCCGGCGAGAATAGCCACGGGGTAACTTCACTTGCCCCATCGTTTGAGTTCGATCCATTCGCAGCGATGAACGAGCATTTGGTGATACCCAAGCTAGCTAGCGTCACCAGAGAGCCGGTAGGATTCGTGGGACTCGTGTAGTTCGCTGCCGAAGGGCAGGCGTTCGGCACGTAGGCCGAGTATTTGGTGAAACCGGATAAAGCTAGCTTGCCATCTGCGAGATTATCAAAGAACCCCATTCCTGGAGAGCCGCCCATGTAAGTGGTATCTGTAATTTGAAATTGCTGGACCCCATTTTTGTAGGCGGTTATCACGCCCGTAGCTGAGTGAGTTGCTGTGATGACATCGCCTTGGGCGCAGCCCGGACTAACGGAAGCAAGTTGGGTGAAGCTACCCAGCGGACCGTTCCAGCGGACAAGCTGAAAATAGTTATTCTGTGAGGTGCTGCAATTTATCTCGTAGCCTGTGATGCTATGGGCCGTAATTGTCACGTTCAGCCGTAGTTCTACCTCGTGGCAGCAGTTTGTGCCGAGCGTGGCGTCTACGAAAACAGTTGCCTGTGCAGCCTGTGCTGATGGCCAAGTCCCGGACAGAACCGCGCTGGGGTCATTGCACAGAGCTACTGTTCCAGGGCAGCCAACGCTCGTTGACGCGCCAAAGGCCAGATTCGTCGTCGTACGGACATTCCCCCAGTCGAGGCCCGTCACGCCACCGTTAATCCACTTGCCACTCTCAGAGATGGGATTCTCGGTGAGCGGGAAGGTGGTGGTGTAGGTCTGCGCGGAGATGCCGCGAGCGCAAGCAAGCAGCACGAGTAGTCTAATTGTGTTTGAAAGTCGCATCGGTTGTTAGATAATTGTCTCCACTTGAACTGTTCGTGTACGTAACCTGATGCGCTCCTGCGGACGCGGCCGTGCTCGTGAAGTGGCAGAAGCCAATTCCAGATGCCGTGTTGTCCGCTGTGTAACCCGAGCTGCAAGCCGTGATGGTCCCTGCGTTAGGGGCATCTGCTCCGACAATGAAATCTCCGCTGACCGTGGTGGTAAGGCTAGCTCCAACGTTATTGAATCCGCTGCCTACGCCCGTCGTCACGTTGCCCACTACGTCTACTGGGGCTGACGTTTTAATCCCATTCACTTCGTAAACGTAAACGTAAACGTTCCCGCCTGCCGTATTGACGGTAATCGTCGTCGCGCCGCTCTTGATATAGGAATACCAAGTCTCGCAAACGACGGCTGTCGTAACGTCGCTTCCTCGTGCGCCCGCACCGGCAGTTTGCCATGTGCTTGAGCCGCCCGTAGCGTTGTCTGTTATCGAAGAAACATTGTTTGATGCACCAGTCCCTCCCGCTTCGCATATGACAGCTACTTCAATCGTTGTCGCCGCTGCTGTGGTTGTATATGTGAGCGACCTGGCGACCCCTTGTGGTTGAGCATTGGAAACCAGCGCTGAGTGAGGGATAGACCATGTGGTGCCAGCGGACGCGCCGCCGCCCGTCCCAGCCGTCCCGCCTATTCCAGCCTTCCCACCCACACCTTGAAAGGGAAGAATCGCAAGCGCGTACGCAAGTATGAATCTGAGAATCATTGTGCGGAACAACTCCCCGGAACAACCGTGATTGTCCCCGTCCCTGTTGCCGCTGCTTGAAGCTGAATAGTTCCTGCGTTCGCTCCGTTGATGAGGGTTAGAGTAGTCCGTAGCGGGAAGTTGGTAGTTATCGTTGGCGTGCCCGCTTCAGATAGCGCCGTAGAGAAGGCCGTCGCCACCGACGCGCTCAATGTGGATGCCGTGACTTCAGTTGCCAAATCGTAAGTTACCGCCGTGGGCGAAGCAGGGCCAGTCCACTGGATTTTGATGTCCGCCGTTGTCGCAGAGGTCTGGTAGTCGAGGTCGCAGGTAACTTTGTAATTGGTGCTGGCTTCCACCGAGAACGATATACCAGTGACATTGGAAAACGTAGTCGTAGCGTTCGTATAGTTGCTCGTCAGGAAGGCCGTCTGCGACATCTTCGTAAACGCGCAAACCGAAGGAGAGGCGTTTGAGCAGAGAGCAGCGGAATTGTTATTGACCGGAGCCGCTCCCGGTTTATTGAGCACGTACGCTGTCACGGAAGCGGGAGCTTGTTCGCAGATGGAATTCGCTACGTTGCACGGCGCAACTGCGGCACTGGTTGTCCCTTGCGGATAATCCACGAAGCCAGCGGTGGTTCCTGTCGAGGTGAATGCAGGCGACTTTGTTCCTCCCGTTCCTGTGTAAGTGGAGGTTGTGCCATCATCCGTCGTCAGTCCGGGCGACGGACAGACTCCCGCTCCTCCACCCTTCATGTAGACGTTCACGGTCATCAAGGCAGACGAACTCTCTTGCGTGGTGGATGTGAAGCAGGGGATTCCACCTGATGTTACTGTGCCCGCTACTGTGAGAGGGAAAGATGGGGTGGGAAGGTCACCTAGGACGATAGCGCGAGTCGTATATAGGCCGGGTGTTGCCGATGCAAAGGCTGCGTGGGTTGTCGTAGTATCCGTGGCCGTTGTCGCCATGCAGGTAGAATCCGCGTTGTTGACATAACATTTGATTGTCTTGGCTGTGGTGTCTAGGCCAAAGTTGGAAGATGCGCTTACAGCGAATCCGCCCGCAGCAGGGATTTCCCACGTTGCCGCCGAGAAGTTCTGATTGAATGCACCATACGTATTAATTTGGTCGTTGTAGACGAGAGTGCCAAGCAAGTCCGCCTTGCCGGGGGTCTGTGCGCCGGGAGCTGCCGAGCCAGCCGTGTTGTTCATTATGAACTTGTGGGCGGCGATGCTGGCCTGCGTAAGAGTGACCGCACCTGTTGAGCCTGAATTGCTAATTATGATTCCATCTCCCGTGATGCTGGACACTCCCGCCGATGACGAGCCGCAACTGAATATCCCCGTGGCTGTCGTGAACTGGAGCGCGTTGCCGCCGCCGACGCAATTCGGGAAGGCTCCAAAGTCAGGAAGCCTAGAGGCGAAGTAATCCACGCCATTAGACCAGAAAAATGCAGTCCAACTCGGAGCAATTAGCAAGGAGGCAGGGTCGGCTCCATTAATTTTGAATCCGCTAGACACTGCCGTGACCGTGCCTGGGCCGATATTCTTGATTATGAAGAAGTGGTTGAATCCAAAGCACGTAGTGGATGGATTTACTAACGTGTAGGTCTGAGCACCGGCATTGCTGGCTGTGATGACTGTGCCACGGTCACACCAATAATTTGCTGAGCCGATAATGTAGGTTGTTCCGGTCTGCGGGTTGATGAGAACGCCGGGGAGTCGGATGGCAGCCGCGACACCAGCAGAAGTCGGTTCGTCGTAGACAGGACTAAATATCCCCGGCCCCGTAGGTGTGTTTGTGCCTTCAAATCCACCGCCGCCATCGCCGCCTTGCAGTGCATGGACGCTTCCAGCAGATGACCCACCAGTGCTGCCACCACCCTGCGCTCTAGCCGCGCCGCCCTGATTGTCTACCTGAATGCGAATGCCCTGACTGTTCGACAATATGAAACTTCCTGTGGCTCCTTTCGCGTACAGCGTGCATCCCGCGCTGGGCGCAACCGTTGTCGTTCCTGCCTGCGAGTAAACGTCCCAGACCGCTCCGTTGATCGTGCAGTCAATCGTGATGGTGCCCGTCGCATCTGACACTACTGCCGCTTCGTTGGCCAGCGTCGTGTGATTGCCGGAGTAGTGGACAACCATCTGGCGCAAGGCTGTGATGTTGTAGCCGGGGTTGTTGCCGCTGTTGCCGCCTTCCCAGTTCACGCCTACGTTTTGTCCGATGTTCTTTTCGTTTACGCTTTGGAGCACTCCGCGCTGCATCGTGAGGCCGGAGGTGAATGGCTTGCCGCTGACAACCGGGCCGTTGGAAGATGGGTTGTTCCATCCATCAATCAGCACGGAGAAACCAATCGAGCCAGATGCCGGAGACAGATTGGCCAATACCGGAAATGCGGTCGTATCGGGATTGAGATTGTGGAGCTTCAGGTGTCCCGGAACATTGCCGCTGATTTCCTGCGAAACCGCAACTAGCGGAGTAATCATTCCTTGCGAGTCGGCATTCATGGAAATGTCGTAGCCTGCTCCGTTGAAAGGAACGATGAAAATCCCTCTGCGATTCTGCGCGATGTTCGATAGAATATATTGATTATTGTACTTGAACGCCATACAAGGCGTGAGCGTTACGCCTGTCGTCTGATTGGGGCCAGTGGTGCAGGTGATTTTGTCCATCACGCCGCCGAATGACCCGCTGGTTTTATCTTGATAGTCATACCAGGGGATACTCATGTAATCGCCAGCGCCCGTGGAGGCGAGGTTGAGGTTCTCGTAATAGAATGAGCCAGCGTCGGCAACCTTGAACACGCCGATGCCGCCGTTGCCGCTAAGCGTGACAGTGAGGTTGCTGAGCGAGCCGCCGCCTTTGAGCAGGATTACCGGGTTAGCCCCCTGACTGATAATCGGGATGAGGGGCTGAGACGCGAATTGTGGAAGTGACAATCGTGGAGCATCGAAAAGTGTTCCACGCCATACGCCCGAAGGAGCGAGTTGAATCGTGGCCGCATTACACACTGGGCCGTCCTGAATGACCGCTTTCACAGTCACCAAGAAATAGGTGCTGGTCACAAAGCAGAAATTCCCGGATGCGTTCTCGAATGCCGGGAAGCGAATCGTTCCGCCGCCACCGTTGGTGACAAATCCCGTGGCCGCTTCCGCTGCGATGATGGCAGGCATGTTGTCGAACCGCGTCGGCGTGGAGGTGACAGAGTTGGAAGCATTCACCGCCGCACCTGTCTTGTCTACGAGCGTGAATGTGGTTCCAGCGATATTTCCAACGAATGCCAAAAGCGTATTCTGCACCGCTGAGACCGGAGGCGAAGTTGGAACAAACCACGAAGTCGGTGGCGAGGCCATCATGGTTGGGCCGTAGTCATCCCAACTTAGATAGGTGGCGTCGGTGTAGCCGAGGTTGATTACTTTTGTGAAATCAAGAAACACATTCGAGCCGGAAGTGCGCCCGAAAACCATGTACTGATGCCCGTCAGCGTTTGGAGCTGGAACTGTGATGTGGTTGCAGAGCCAGTAGAATCCCGTTCCGCCCGTTGCGGTCGTGGTCGAGATACCATGCGCTACGTCTGTGCCGTTCGTGTAGGTGAAGTGCGTCCCATCGGGTAGGCCATCGACAATTTGCGTTCCGCCGTATTCGCCGTCGTCTGACGTGCCCGCGATGTGCACAACGCAACCTACCGCCAAGTTAGCGGTAGATCCGGAAACGAGGGCAGTTTTCTGCTGTCCAGTTCCAGTAGAGATACTCGTGATGGTCAGAGTATTCTCGCCAAGCGAAGCGTTCCCCGTGGATGTGGTGCCAGTGGTGGACGCAGCGGTATACCCTCCAGACGGATTCCACAGAGCGAGCTGATATTGGTAAGCCGTGGACCCAGCCCCAGCCGGGGTGGTGTAGTCCATGTGCGTCTCGGAAGTGCTGCACGATGGTGTCACCGTTGGCGCAGCAGGCGTGACCATTGAATGCGTCGTTCCAGCTCCAGCAACCGCAATACCCATCCCTTTAGCCCATACGCCCGATACAGCAGACACTACCAGCGAGTTTGTGCCTGACGTGATGGTGCCTGTGGGAGCGGGCACTGAATTGGGATTCAACGCTACCGCTCCAAAGAATCGCACGTCCACACCACCAGGATTTGGGCCGCGGCTGGTTAAGTCCAAGGCATTCGTGACCGATCCCCCAGATTCGGAGAGTCCACCTATTCCGAGTACTCCTCCACTGTTTAATTGATATTGGCCTGGCGATCCGGCCGCAGAAGCACTTGAAGCGATCGGTGCCCATACGGACGCTTGGCACGTATAGATGACACCCGTGCTGATAACTTGTTCCGGGATCGAGCCAGGCGTACACGCTCCAGTCGGAGCCACGGCCACGTTGATGACACCTCCGATGGGATTCCATACCGTGCAGGGAACTAAATTGCAGACGTGCACCAGTCCGTCCGTGACATTGAAATATGTTTGCCCCAGCGATCCTGCGACCAACTCGCCATCTCTGTAAGCGCGAGTATTGGGGGCAGGACTTCCCATGTTGATTCTCACGCTCGGCGGCGCCGGAGCAACTGTCTGCGTCCCTCCCGTGATCGTAATCTTTTGAACCGTGAAGCACGGCGATGTCGCCAGCGGGCACAGCGTCAAGTCCCAGGTGCTTCCTGCCGGCGTGATCGCGGTATTCGAGGGAATACTTACGGAGTAGTGGCCGGAGCCGTCCAGCGCCCCTGCAATCGTTTGCTGGGTGGAGAATGGCGCGCCTTGCCAGAAGTATGCTCCCGTGGGGCTTGTGGGGCTAACGCGGAAAACGAAACTGTAGGTGCCTCCGAACCACAACTGCCCATCTGGAGAATCTTGGATCGAACCGCTCACGGTCGTTGACTGCCCGAAGGCGGAAGCGCAAAGCAGGAGGGTTAGTAAGACGAGGGATGGTAAGCGCCACATGGACTACATCATAGTACCGTTACTCTCAGTATCAAAGAGGCTTTTTGCGCTTCGGTATTTTGTAGTAGATGGCGTCCAGCGCGTCCTCATAAACTCGCCAGTTCACGCCCATGCACGCTGCCAGAATCATCTCTACGCCCATCGCTGTAAGATGCTGGATTCGGTACGGGGCCTTTGGGTGGGTGCCAGGATCTTCTTCGTCTTGGTGCGCAAGGTCGAAGCGGTCTACCTGCTTTTCTGTTACGCCAGCGTCTCGACAAAGAACCACTTCGATGAGTTCATGGATGGCAACGAGGATGTTGTATTTCCAGTTTCCAGTGTCGGCAACACGGATCATCAAGCAGCCGGGAGAAAGAAAGAGCCAGTCTCCTACCGTTCTATAGCGCATACACTTTGCGGGGACAATTTCGACGTTAACCTGCTGAATCAAGAATAGAACTCCTCGGAACCGTAGAATTACCAGTCCCATTCTGCAATCCACGCGGTCATTTCAGCAACCCCTGCTCCCGCAGCACCCAGTACCGCTTACACGCTGCCTCGCAAACATCGGTGCGGTACTGGCCATTTGGCACGCGCACATGCTTGAGCATTTCGTAGGCGTCATCGAACGCCGCGCCAGGCGTCTCGCCGGTCGCCAGCGGTGAGCCGATCCAGCCGCAGAGTCCTGCCGTTTCCAGTTCGTCCGATTCTCCGCGCTTCCGCACATCGTAAACGTAGAACTTGTCGAGGTCTTTTTCCGTGAGTCCTTCGATGGGGACGCCAGAGCGATAGAACTTGTCCGGTAAATTGTCGGTTGGATATGGGGGGATTGATAGGCGCACGCTAGCACAGAACGGGTGCCGCGAAGTCAGGTCAGGGGGTATCTGCTCGGAAGCGATTGCGAATAGAAAATCCCCGAATCCGATAGGCAACATGCGCGTGAGTAGCGCTGTGGCGTCATAGCCAAATCTAGGCGTGAACTCTAATGCCCATACACCTTCCGCGTTGCAAATTGTGTTTAAATCTATCGGGCCAACGTACCCCATTTCTTGCAACGGCCCGAGGCATTTCTTTAATCCTTTTTGAAAGAGAGCATTTTCTCTCGGCATCATCCAACACAGTGATCCAGAGCAACCTGTGTTCGGACCTAGTTCGTTGTTGAGGAACTTTTTTGTTTCAACCGTTCCGTTGAGTGCGTAGAACCCAGTGGAATTCAGGTACACTTCCGTACTGACTTCCACACCTGCCACGTATTCTTGCAGGATAAAGTCTTTCACTTTAGCGGTTCTAAACAGGACATCAAAGTACCGAAGCATGTCCTCCGCGTTACACGAAACATAGGTGGTGGATTTGTCGGACTGTTCTCCGACAGGCTTGAAGCAATATCTCTTTTTTGTTTTCTTGATAAGTCTGATTGCGTCTGCGGGATTATCGAACGCTTCCCACGGACTGACTTTCAATCCGCACTGCTGCATGAATTCCAGGCCAAAGATTCGATCTTCTTCTAACTGGTCTGCAAGGGAACTGTCACCAATGGTAGGAACTTTTTCGCGAGCTTCGTCGGCATCCTCGCCCATCCCCGTAGCGTCGAAAACCACGCACTCATAGCGCTCCGGGTAATATTTTTCTGAGCCGGGCATCATCGTAACCATGCCCTTCAGCGCTTCCGCGTACCGCTCCTCACTGACCACTGCGCTGACATCGTGGCCTTCTTGCGACATCAGCCAGGCCAGCCATGCGCCTTCCCCAAATTGGCTGGCGAGGCTGATTCGCATGAAGGAAATTAACTCCCGCCGCTCACGCCTTCGGAGGGGTACGACCGGCGCGTGGTTTTCACCGGAGTTTTCCACGCAGGCCGCGTCCGCTGGTGAGTAAATTCATGCGATCCGCTCATCGGTGCCATCCCCGCGGTGTTGGAACCGTGCAGCACGGGACTGGTGTTCGATGTTTCGTTTCCGTCGATCTGAATGTCCGCTTCCGCGCAATCCGCAGCGGCATCCTTTTTGCGACCATAGTAGCTCATAGAGCCTCCTCGCAGTTGCTACTCTACATCAAATCATGGAACAGGGGTAGCGCCTTTTCCGCCGAACTTCTCGTACAGGTATCCTCCGCCTGCCGCCGCGCCTCCGTACATTAACGCTTTCTTGATACGGTCGGCAAGAATCGCTCGCGCAACCGCCTCACGGTCAAACGGCTGCAATGTTTCCCGCTCTGGAGCCTTTGGCAGTTTCGGACGTTCTGGCGCGGCGGGAATCTCTCCAGCAGTGGAAGGCATCCCTTTCACCTGCTCAATGAAGCCTTTCAATCTCCCGGCAAGAGCTTTGTCCGCTCCGTATTTTTGGTACTTTCCAATCTGCTCAATGAGACGATCTCCTGCTTTCCATTTCAACTGGTCGATTACAAAAGCAGGATCTTCGGCGTCAAGAATACGACGAATCGGAGAACCGCCCTTTGCGATGGATGAGGTATCGGCCCACGCATCTTTGTACTCCCCGTAATCCCGCATGACCTTGCTATATTTCCCTCCGAGTCCAACCTTGTTAGCTGCCGCCTGTAAATCCTTGCCGAGGGAATCGCGGACTGTCTTAACGGCCTGGTACAAGTCGGCCGGCATTTCACCGCCGCCGTACAACAGGTCGTTCAAATTTGAATACGTCTTTCTTAGAACGGAGAAATCCGACATTTTCAGTTTGCCAGAGACGTTCTCCATGATGTTGTTGAAGGATGCCACACTGTCTGGATTGTAGAGGTGTCCGCGTGCTTCGCGCTCCGCATCGTTCACTTTTACTTTAGGGTTCTTGGCTTGCACGGCCTCGTTCACTGCATCGAATTCCTTCCCAAGTTCTGAGCCAATCTTTTTGTCAGCAAGGGTTAGATTCTCTTTCAGCAGCCCGGCCAAGTCCTCTTGATGTTTTACTGCCGCTCCCTGCTTCGCCTCAACGGCAGATTGACGAGCGGAAACATCTTTTGCCTTTTCCGAATGAGCCTGAATCTCTTTCGCGTAATCATCCTTGACCTGTTGAACTTTCTCCCTGTGCGCCGTGAGTTCCTTTTGGTGTTGTGCCTCCTGTGCCGCCGTTTCCGCTGCGTGCTTTTCTTCTAATTCCGTAACCTTGCTCTTGAGTATTTGCTGCCCCAGTTTTGAACCAGCGATTTTGTCTATCGTCTTGAATAGTGCCGCTGTTCCACCCTCCGCCGCGCCAGTGAACATCGTTCCCAGTGCGGATTCTTCCAGTGCTTCTTTGGGTTTAGCACCAGTTCCCAATGCTCCAACCCCCATTCCAGCCCCAGCACCAGAAGAAGAAGCCAGCAACCGCATCAACCACGGCAATCCTTTCGATGCTCCGGCGAAGAATTCTCCTCCGGCCATCGCTCCACCAGCTTCCGCTACGTTCCTGCGAACATCGTGGATGAATGGCTCAACCTTCGGCAACTGCCTCTCGATGAAATCTTGCCGCCCCTGACTCGTGAATTTCGCGTCTGGCGGCATGTTGGGGCGTGGACCACCAAGACCGGGTGCGAACCATTGGCCCATCTCGTAGGGAGTGGCAACCTTGCTTCCAGCTTCTCGAACTAACCCTGCCGCCGTTGGGTCCGGTTTTGTCGGGTCTGGCGTGTCAACCGTTGTAGCGTACTTCGCCCACTTATCGCCGCCGCTGTCCGTGCTCGCGTATTTTGCCCACTTGTCATCCGGCACTATTGCACCTGTACGCGCTGGGCTTTGGGCTTGTCTTTCATAAATTCTTTCACTTGGTCAGCGGGAATCTGGTAGGTCGTCTTTCCTTCCTTGAATGTCACGGTTCCGGTGTTGTCGGGGAGCTTCGACTGCGGTCTGCGACTGAACAGTGCTTCCGTCGTGCGCTTCGCCGCGCCGATCTGCATCTTCGCTTCCTTGACAGAACTCGTACCAGGTCCGGGAATTAGAGCAACCATCGCATTCCGCATGGTGTCGGAACCCGTGCCCATTCCGCCAACGGAGCGCAACACCATCACGTCCTCTTGCATCGCCTTCATGTTCGTCAGGTATTGCAGGACTTCATCGGGAGCGCCCTGCTTAATTTTGTTCACAATGAGAGTTTCAAATAGGCCGGGATCGTTCGAGTGCATGGCCAGTTTCAGAGTGGCTTGCGTCTCTGCGTCCAATCCATTTGGTAACTTGTCGAGGGACTTTTCTAGCGCCTTAAAGTTAGTGGTCAAACTCTCATGCACGGCGTCGCGTGCTGATACTTTCTCCTGTTCGGATGCGCCAGTGTACCGTCCCGGTTCACGCGCCATATCCATCGCGCTGACTTCTCGTACTTCTCCGGTTTTCGTGTCAGTGACATCCTTGAAACTGTAGAGTGCACGGCCACGCGCATAAGATTCACCGCGAATTGCGGCGAGTTTTTCCTTTTGCTTGTCCGAGAATCCTTGCGCGTTCAGTCCTAGCTTCACGGCCTCTTCGTCTTGCTTGGTATAACCTGCCTGTCCGGGAGCAATCCAGTTTCCTTCCCGCTTTACACGCCCGGTTGGAACCCCACTTACCACTTCGAGCTTGCCGTCGTCTACGAATTTCCTGCCTCCCGGTTTCACGTTCTCGCCCATGTGCGACTTCACTTCGATGGCCGGCTTAGTGGGGTCTGTCTTGTCGAGCGCAACGATGATTTCGGAACCATCGGCTTGCTTCTGCGTTTTGAACTCGTATTTTTCAGGGGAACTCTTCTGCGCTCGAATCAATTCCGCTTCCGCACGCATGATTTCCGCCGCTGCCTTTGGATCCGTGACTCCCTGTGTAGTCGGAGCTTTCTCCTGAATCTCGCGTCCCATCGCCGTGCGCTGTTCGTCGCTGAGTTGTGGCTTCGGCCCACCCTGCGCCTTCTGGATAAGGTGCTGGAACATCTGTTTTAGATTTTGCGCGGCGCCCTGCTTTTTCTTGTTGGTCGCATCCTCTTGCTGCTGCTTCGCGGTCACTTTCTTCAGTGCTTCACCGTATGCCGTCGTCTTTTCCGGGTTGAGCCAATCCTGATTCAACGCCTTCGCCATGTTCTTTAGCTTCTTCGGATCGCCCATCGTGACATCGACTTTGGCTTGCGCTGCTTTGATCGCGGCGGGGTCGCCAGATTGCTGTGCCGTGTAGAGTTCGTTAAGCGCCGATTGCAGGTACGTCCAGTCACCTTCCGCTTTGAGCAACTGCTGATTCTTTTGTAGGGAGACACCGTTTTTAATCGCTGTGGTTATCGCTCCCAGCCCACGCGCCGTACTCCACCCTGCCGGATTCGCCGTGTTCATGCCGATCTGCCGGTAGGATTGCGAGTTGTCTACGGGGGACATAGCTCCAGGGACAGCCGTGTTTGCCATCTGTTTGCGCCCTGCGGCTTGCAGGAGAGTCGCAAGAATTTGCTTCGCCTTCTCGTTCGGGTCGCCCGTTTGCGGCGCTGGCGAGCCTCCCTGTGGGGCAGGTGGGATTCCTGGCACGCCTCCACCGCTACCGATTCCCGGTATCTGTCCCGGCATGAATGGAGGAGTTGTAGCCATTACGCTAGCGCCGCCGTGGAAAGTAGTTGCATGAGTTGCTGGCCAATCCCACCGCCACTGCCTCCCCCGCTACCTCCTCCTCCAAAACCAGGAAGGGTGTGCGAACCGGAAATGTCTGCAAGCGGGCTTGTGATTTGCTCAAATAAGCTAGGACTGTTCGCTAAGTGCTCTTTCGTCGATCCCGTAATTCCCATCAAGGTGTTGATGTAATCGGAGACAGACGTTTCGTACATCTGCGCTTCAATTTGTCCCTCGTTTAGCTGCACTTGCGAAAGGTAGTCCGCCATTCCAATTTGCGCTCCGCTACCAAAGCGATTCCCGCTTGTCGAGAACTGTTCGGCCAGAGATTCCGTCCCGCGCTCAATTCCAGGCTGCAAAGCGGCGAAGATATTGTTAATCGCGCTCTGATTGAACCCTGCTCCGCCTTGCAGAAAACTCATGATCGCAGCCGCTACGCCGTTCCCGTACGTGGCTCCAAGCTCGTCGTGCAACCGTTTCGTGTCGGCTGGTGACATGTTAGCGATACCGCCTAGCGGATTACTTCCAGGCGCCGATGTTCCGCCACCGCCAACTAAACTTGTCGGCGTGTATCCTCCCGAGTTCGCTCCAAATGCTGGTATCGAACCTCCACCATAAGGATTCGGTGCGGGTGCTCCAGGTGGCAGGTTTGCGGGTGGAATAATGGGATTCTGTCCACTCTTAGAACCAGTGGACGGAACGCTCGATACTCCGCTCCCTGTGCTACCCGTAGGGTTGCGCCCAGGCAAAAGACTCGACCAGTTCGAGTCCATCGCCATCACCGGATTGCCAATGGATGCCATAATCAGTACCTATCATACCCCACTTGTAAAGTCATGGGGGAAAGCCTTCTGTCTCGCTCTGGTTGCAGCAAATGCTTTGCGATGAGGCCGAGACTCTCAGGTTGCTCCGGGTCGCCGTGGAGCAGGTTGTGCAAGAAAGCTGCTTGATCGTTCCACCGCAATTTCGCCGCGCCGCGCTCGGCGGCCGCCACCGAAGCAATCTCATGCCAGTCCGAAGGAAGTAGCACTGGCGTAGTAGTTAAATTCCCTTCGATGAAGGGATGCCGCAGTTGGTACGGCAAATAGACTTGGTAGATGCTTCCAGGCTGCGTTCCGAACCAGAACTGGTTCCCATGCCGCGTGTATTTGAATGGGACTCCACCCGGCACGAAGAGGATTGTCTGGATAGCCTTCTCATCCATGTAATCCATTGGATAAGCGCCGCCGCTGTTCGTGTTTGTCACTGCCAAACCCGCTTGCTGTGCTTGTCCCGGCGTCAGGAAAATCACTGGGTCAAATGTGAGCGTTACGTCGTCTCCCGGATTCATAAAGTACGCAACGGGATACGCATAGTTCGATCCTCTGTATCCCAATCCGGGACCGATGTTCACGATTGGGCCGCTGACTTTCAGTTCTTCAAATTCGTAGTTGGCGGTCAATTCTTGCAGCGCACGCTTTAGCCAGAACGAAGGCCGCATGGTGACGTTGGTATTCGATTCGTCTGCATCCGAACTATTCTGCAACCAACCTTGCACCTCAGGAATGAGGCTGTTGATAGTGATGTTCGTTGATGCTGGAGGTGCTGTCATTAAATCACCCCGCCACGTACACTTCGCACACTGCATTGCCTACCAGTGCCGTCAAAGCCAGAGCCGTGAACCCGCTCGTCTTGCTGGCGTTGAAATATAGAAAAACATCTCCAGGTCCGATGAATACCTGTTGCACTCCGACAACAAGAAAAGTAACCGAAACCCCCACAGTGTTTGCGGCGTCCCGATTACGAACCCAAACAACATAGGAAGTCGCAGCGGGAAGAGGAATGGAAGTTGAACCAGTTAATGCCAACAGGTAATCATCCCGGAAGCTCGCAGCCGCGCCGAATGGCAGACTCCCCGGATTGACGTTGGAAAGCAGGGGGGTATTTGGAGCGAGATTGTCGTAAGTCGCTATGGAGGCGTTCAGGAGTACGTTTAGGTTCGGCGTGGACACTCTTCCTCCTAGATCAAAATGAGATTATACGCTGCCGATGCGCTCGTACAGCGAAATGTCGCAGTATTTTTAGTCCACGGCGTTGCCGGACTGCGGTAAATTACTCCGCCGTTATTCGTGTCCTGCGCGTTGATCGTCAGAGGCACGCGCTGGAGCGAGTGTTGAATCGTGAAGTCTGTATTCGGCGTCCCCGGTGTCGTCCCTTTCGCTTTCCAGCACTGCATGTTGCTGTCTTTGTCGGCATTCGACATCGTTGAACCGTAGTTCACGTTTCCGAGTAGCACCTTCGCGTGGCGCTCGCTCCACCTCGCCAGGTTGCGCGGATTCTTCTCATCTCCCAAGCAAGTCGTTTGTGGTCTCATGCCAGCACCGTAGTTTCTACCCTTCCTTCAATTCTTAATTTCGTGATGGAAAGCGGTCCAGAGCCAGGGTCACGAGAAATAGATGCTTGTAGGTTCTGCGCGGAGAGAGCCAATCCAATCAGTTTGGATGCAATACGTCCTGTCGCCGCAACAGTCCCCACAGTGACCTGCTTTGATTTCGTTACGATGTCCCCATTGTCATTCGTCCCTGTAATTGTCAGCGTAAAGGTGGTTACTCCAAGATTGCGGTAAGACACTATGAAACGGCTCAGCGTTGGCGTGCGCCCCGCAATCACATCTTCCATTTTCCAGAAGTAGAATCCCCCTATTCCCGGATCGTCAAAGTTCGTAGGGTCAAACGTCCAGATTGCCGGGGTTCCGAAGTTCATGCCGAGAACTAAGAATAAGTTCAGGGGTTGCTGAGTTCCGCCGTTTGATGGAGAGCCAACGGTAAATGCAACTCCGTTGCTGGCTACTCCCGCAACCGTAACTACAACATTCCCTGTCGTCGCTGTTCCGGGAACCGCCGCAACAATGGAAGTATCGCTCCAACTGGAAACGGTTGCAGCCGCTCCGTTGAATTTCACTGTACTCGATCCTTGCGAGGCTCCAAAGTTCGTCCCGGCGATTGTTATAGGCGTTCCCGCTGTTCCGTGATTTGGAGTCAGCGAAGTGATGGTTGGAGGCGCAGATGGCGTTACGGTGAACAGAACTCCGTTGCTCGAACCGCCAATCGCAAAGACAACCACATTCCCCGTGCTCGTTCCGGGTGCAACCTGGACAAAGATATTGCTGCCGTTATAAGAAAGAACGATGGCGCCAACGCTTCCTATTTGAACTTCGGGAACTTGGTCTGGGTGGCTCGGGATAAAGAAATTACTTCCGAAGATACGGAAAGTTGAACCTACTGGTCCTGAGTTCGGGGTCAGTGAGACGATGATGGGCGCGGGCATATATTCATCACACTAGATTCGGAGCGCATGTCAGTGCGTACTGCACGGGGTTCCCGGTAATCTGTAAGTCCCAAGTTGACCAATTCTTTTCCTCAAACGAGTAAATATACTTTCTCACGAAACCGTTCATTGGGATCAGGATCACATACGTCAGGTACACGTATCCGGCTTTGAAAATCGGCGTGATGTTTGCGAACGGTGCCGCAACCGCATTTGCAATGTCAGCATAGATCGCGTCACGCGCTGTTCCACCGATAGGCTGTGCGTTGGTCACGCTGAGAGTGTAAATGTTGTCCTCCGCAACGAACGCAGCGCTTGGCCCATATTGGGCAATAGACCACGGTTGCACGTTTCCAATCCCATGCTCTGACGACCACATATGATCGAATGCAAAAGGCGTCACCGCGCTACCTGTCGGCGCGAACTGCGTGATTCCATTCGTGCGGAAAATGTAGCCAGCAATTCCGAGTGTGGCCATTCCGGTAATCAGGTCAGGCACATCCAGAAAAGGATTGAATCCGTCGCTTGTGTTTACTGTCGGGTCCCACTGCAAAGGCAGACCGTTCGCACTCCACCAGATTAAGTTCGGGAAGTTGAAAATAGTTCCCGTTCCCTGGTCTTTGACGACGACGTTGGCGAGGATAAGTTGGTTATTCAGTTCACCGATAAACCCCGCTCCGATGGCTAGGGGACCGACCATTGTTGGTCCACCAGGAAGCGATCCGCCAACCGTAGGAGAATTGGTTCTTGAAATTCCAGCAGCGGATAGCGCGACAGACGTATCTGAAAATGTGGTGCTGAAAACCGGGGCTGCCAGAATCCCATCCCAGTACCCCATGAACGGAAGGGTCGTAGGGGGCCGTCCACCACCGCCACCTCCGGCAATGTTTCTGTGCGGGGCACCAGCAATGAATCCAATGCAGGTGTAGTAGACGGTGTTTGCAAAAGTTCGGTAAGCGACAGGGTTTGTTTCCATATTGCCAGGCGCCGCTGCTCCCATGTCTACCCACGGATTTCCTGGAAGTAGTCCGGGGCTAAATTGGAACAGTTCCGTTCCCGCCCATCCGACCGTGTGGTAGGTTCCGTTGAGGTCGAGAAAAGAAGTGACACCGAGTTGGAATGGACCGAACGCCCCAAATGGTTGTACTAACGCAGGACGTGACCGCAACTCCGCGTTGCGGAGCATGAAGTTGTTTTGATTTGGAGAGGCTTTATCGGAGATAAGTGTTTCTGGCTTGCTTACGTCTAGGCCCTGGAATGGTCCTTCATACTCGATAGCAAACGTTCCGTCGCCCTTGATCTGGATCGCCACATCACGTCCTCATACCGAAATCTGCAACGTGCCCGCACCCAGCGTGTTGATGACCAAACCAAAAACAGGAAACGCTTTCATGTATGTGAGTGTTCCGCTGAGTGCTGGAGAGGTTGGGTTCCAGACAATTCTTCCGGTAAGGTCGGTTATCAAAAGACTTCCCGTGGTCGCCCCATCCCAGAGCATTTGCGTAACTTCTATGAGTTGCATGTACGCCGCGGTGAGCACGTTTCCGTTCGCTCCGTTGTTGGCCAGCGTAGCTTGCTGCGGAGTAATGGCCACCAGCAGGGTGGTTGCGCTCGGTACGGTTAGCACGCGATACCCGCCGCGCCATCCAATTACCGTTGTGCCCTGCACGGAAATGTATGCGTCCACCGCGATGCCAGCAGTACTGGCCACGGTAATTAGCGCAGAGCCTTGATTGTTCCGCACAATCGAAGTGATTGCGCTGGACGTAGCCGCGTCAGCGCTTGTGAAGTTCCAAGGGTTTCCGGAAATATCGGACACGGGTTACAGCCCTCCAGCGCTTGCGGACAAACCGAAAAGTTGCTGGCTCGGGTCATTCGGATTGATGATCTTCGGATCGGGTACCAATTCTCGTCGGTCACGCGATGCCTCAATCGCTACCCTGAACTCGAACGATCCGTTGATTGCTCCGTCTTTTGCCCAGTTACAGACCAACAGGCCGTTGTCCCACGACATATCCTCGACTGGCCACTTGTAGTTTGTACGCATGCAAGTGAAATATGTGTAGTCTCCCGCGCCTCTCCAGATCATGCGTCACCGACAGTTTCTGAGTGCACCTCCGCTCCCGACTCCGGTGGCGAAACCGGAGCAGGAGAGGGAGGCGTGGGGGTGGCAGAATCAACGAAATTCGGTAGTGGAGCTTCTTCCGGAACTACATTGGGATCTGGCAAAAACGAAATGATCTCCGTTTCAAAAAGTCCGGTGAGTCCGTCGAAATGGCGATGCTGCATCCATGAACGGGCAGCCTCTTCGCTATCGAAGTCTCCCGCTGGACCGCAGGAGCATTCGATGTGGACAGGGCGTGCCTCGAACCGTCCGACAGTCAGTTTCGCCAAATGCTGCATCGCTCACCTCAGAAGAGTGTAACAATGTCGTATCCAAGAACGAGGTTCACAACGCCGTTCCCGAGCGTCAGCGCCGGCGTGGTGCCGGCCAGTTTAACTTCGAGGCCGAGGCCGTTGCAGTTCGTCTTGGCGATCTTCGCGCCGGCGAGAACTGGCTGGAAAACGCAACAGGTGGAAGCCGCCTGGTCCACCAGTCCGGTGACTGTCATCGAAAGCAGAGACGTGGTTTTCCCGGTGTACTCGATCTGAAAGGCGTTGTCCGCGTTGCCGATGGTGTACGCGGTGGAGTTGAAAACGTATTCAGCGTAGAGCGAAGTGGGATACAACTGGTAGCCAGGTCCAATCACTGGCGCCGGAACGAGCTGCACGGCGGTTGTCTGCAACGCAAGCAACTGCGCGCTCGTAAGTTGCAGCGCTACCAACCCGCCAGCCGCTCCGGGGAGGGATTTGTACTTCCCTTGCGGATACTTGTCCGCGAAATCCAGTGGAAACATCGAGTCCATTAAACCCTCCTCAGGAGAGACAGTACACATTGTACAGCAAGTTCAGCGTCACATTCCCGTTTCCGAGCGTGAGTGCTGGAGTGGTGCCCGTCAACTTCACTTCCAAACCCAAGTTTGCAGAATTGGCAGCAGAGAATTTGGTTCCCGTTGCAGCCGCGAAATTTGTTGCCACGGTGTCTGCCGCCTGGTCCACAAGTCCAGTCACGGCCATTGAGAGCAGGTTTGTAGTTTTCCCAGTGTATTCGATCTGGAAGGCGTTGTCCGCGTTCCCAATCGTGAAAGCGGTTCCCTCGAAGTCGTAATCGGCGGTAAGCGCCGTTGGGACGTAGAGAAATCCACCTGGAGGAAGTGAAATTGTTCCGCCCGTTATTACGGGAGCGGCCACAAGTTGCACCGCCGTAGTCTGCAAGGCAAGCAGTTGCGCGGTGGTCAGTAGTGCGCTCACGCCAATATCAGAAGCGACTGTTCCCATTACCGCGCCGTTAGGATTACCGGAGAAAAGGAACTGCGCCCAGAACTGGTTCAGTGTCTCTGGCGAAATCCCGAGCGCGTTACTTTGAAATGGCGGTGGCGGCATCAGTTCACCTGTTTACGTTCCGTAAGACCAAAATGTACCACGCCACGTCGTTGCACCGACACTGAAGCGCATCGTGGACTTGAACAGCAAAACTTCCGTTTTGAAATCGTCGTCCGTCGCGGCCATCAACGGTTCGCGGTTATACTTCTTCAACTGGTGCCCTTCTTTTTCGGCCAGCAGGCCCCACCCAAACGGCGTGGTCAGATAGTTCAATTCAAGGCCGACGAAGTGCTCGCCCTGAATCCAGTTCAATTCATTGTTGCTCGAACCCGGTACGCCACCAGATCCCAAAAGCTCGCGCACGTTGCGGCGGTTCTGCTCAGCGTGTACAAGGTACTTTGGCTTGACGTGAATCGGAATACCGCGATCATCCGGCTGCAACGCTAGCATCGTAGTTGCTTGCTGCAATGCGGTGTTGGTCAAGTCGGAATCGGGTGTTGGCCGATTTGGATAGGTTCCCGCTGAGTTGATGATCGTGGAAATGTTCGGCGCCAGGGCGGTTGCCTGCGACCCTCCCATCAAAGGCTGTGCGGTGTTGAACAGCGAAACTCCGTTCGTGGTGGTAATGGAGGTTCCGCCTAAGTTGAACAGTGACGCGCAAACCGCCTCCTCTGCGTAAAGAGCGGAGCGTGCATGAGACTTTGGCACGTTGTTGATGATGCCGTACTTGTCATCCGCAACCAGTTGCCGTGTGGCTTCCGTCAAAAGTCCGTACTGGATGTGCACGTACTTCCGGGTGCCGCCCTGAATGATACCGTCAGCAGCCGGCGCGGAGCCTTCCTGCATCATCGGCATTGGCCCGGTGCCCGAGAGTTCGTAGTCGATCTCGTAGGCATCTTCCGATGTCATCTCGTTGATGTAGTGCGTGAACTGCGGAGTATGCTCCTTGAGGTCGGTAGCTTGCCAGAAAATGTATCGAAGCCCTGCCGCAAGAAGCGGCGGGAAATTGTTTCTCAGCAAAATATTTCCAGGCATTTAACGATCCTCCACGCACTGTTCGTGCAATTCGTTACTCAAAAAGTTGAGCGACCGAGGCCAGTACAACAAAAAGTACGTGCCCCCCAACCGTGCCGACTGCTTCCAGTTGGCCAAGTCCGACGATGCGAACTGCCGCGCTCGCTCCGGTCTTGTTTGTGTCCACGTACCAGAATCCGCTGATGGCGTCTTTCGTGAGTCCGAAAGCGGCACCGACCTGCTGGTTGGTTGTGGCCACGGCATTCGGTGTACCGGCGCTGCTTCCAACTTTTGCGATGAATCTGGTGATGGGCGCGGCGACCGCGTAACCGGAAAGGCCGATGGAAATGGGGACGCCGGGAGGCGAGATTACCGCTAGCGCCTGAGTTGAGTTTGGTGCGTAACTGCCGATGTTGGAACCCGGCCCTGTAATCGGGCCGAATGGTGCCGCTGCCCCAAGTCCGGTGGTCCCAAGATTCTGTGCCTGCACGACAGAGAATCCCGCGATCCCTGCCGTCAGTGTCGCGCCATCCCAAAGCTGAATGCCGCCGTCCGCAGCGTTCACCTGAACCGGCACGCCAATGGGAAAGGTTTGCCCGGACTCTTCCGGGAGCCATTCGATGTCGTAAGAGGTTGCTCCCCCGGTGTCGCCGTATGCTTCGATTGCGTCTGCGAAAGCTGGCATGTGTTTATCGCTCCTTTGCCATTACGGAATTGGTTGACGTTGCCCGTTGCCGCGTCTGCTCAATGGCAGCGGGGTCCATAATTTCCGTTCTGAATCCGGGAATCAACGAAGCTGCGTCCATTTGCTGCCCGTTGGTGCCGAATGCCTGGGGGTAGGTCTGCTGCCACGCGGCCATGTTCTGCGCCTTCTTGTGCTTGCGCCAGACGTTCATCGGCAACTTCATCAAGCGGCGATCCCCGCTGCGGATTTCATCGGAGAATCCTTCACCGCCATCTCTGGACTGTTTTTCTTTCTTGCGGCTCACGACGCTGGACTCAGCGCACATCTTCACGTCGTTGGTGGTGGCAAATTCCCACCCAGCGTAGCGCAACTCTTCCACACGCTCGTGCCTTTCGGCTCGGTCAAACGCCCAGTAGTAGTGAAAGTCGGGATTTAAGAACTTGTCAACCTTGCCGGAGATCGGGGTGGAGCAAAGTTCCGGCTCGATGGTGGTGTCGAACAAATCGCGGAGTTCCTGATTCCACCGTGAAGGATCATTGCCGTTGTTCTCTACAATCGTCTCCACTAACTTTCGAGGGATGCCCTTCATCGAAACTGGCATTAGACCATCCCCCTCTTCTGCATTTCGGCAAGGTCTTTGGCGTTCAGACCCATCTTGGAAAGCTGCTCGGTCCCGGTGAGTGTTCGACCGCTGCGCTCATCGGTCCAGTCGTAGTCTCCGCCGACCAGTGGATCGCGTTCGCCGTTGTTGCGCCCGCCACCGTCCTCGATCACAAACTTTTCCGTCTTGGGCTGGTAACGTAGGCCACTCTTGAGGGCTTCACGGCCAATCAGTCCTTCAATCGCACGCATGCACTGTTGCTGGTAGTTTGGCAGTGCCTTCGTTTGCCAGTTTGTGTTCGCGCACATTTGGCGGAACTCGGGGACCAGTTTCGGAAAGTCCCGCTCCAGCGTTACCGCGCATTCATTTTCCGTGATGCGTGCGTTCGTCAACACGCTCTGAGCGAAAAGTCCTTGGCGCTCTTTCTCTGCTTTTTGTTCAGGAGTGAGTTCGCCTTCTTCGGCGGCGCGGCGGCGAGCGGCTTCTTCTTCTGCGGCGCGAGTGCCTTCACTTTCGAGTGCGGTCCACTTCGTTGTGATGGTTGTTATTGCGGTGCCCTGCTGTTCGACTTGCTGCTTGATCGGAGCCAACTTCTCATCAAGTGCGGCACTGAACTTTGCGATTAAATCATCCTGCGGCGTTTTGGATTCCTCTTCGCCCGGCTTCTTCTCGCGGTTCCAAATGGACATAGGTACCGTTACCTCTAGTACCGAATGTTAGACCATTCGCACTGGCTGTCAAGTCTTTTATTTGGTTATCGAGGAAACGGTTCCACCAACCTATGGTTACTAGGTGAAGGTCCCCGTTTGGCACTCTTAGGCGAACAAGGTCGCCATAGCATTCGCGTCGTCCCTTAGCAATGTTCACATGCTTATAGATAATCATTTTCGCATCTGCTCCTTCCACTTGCGGTACTCTTCTGCGAGTTCAAGTAAATCTTCTAAAACTGAAACGCATCCGCGATCAAAGTTTTGCAGCGCCACATTCTCCGGGGTGTGCGGGATGTCGTGAACAATCCCTGCGCTCAACTCCTCTTTCCTAGCGCGCAGGTCCGCCAGCAGTTCCGTCCATCCCTCCGCCGAGAACAGGGATTCCGCCTTCTCCGGGTCTTTGAAGAGCACTGGCCATCGCAGAGATTGGTTGGGGTTGTTGTCCTTGCGCCGCGGCATTTTGCTTTCCTTCCGGTTCCGCTAATTTGATTTCAATATCGGGAACGTACTCCATCGGGTTGTCGGACACCTGAAAGTCTTTGAAGATTTGCTGCATCAGCATTGTGCTCGACTTGACAACACCTAGCAGCCACTTCCGGTAATCCATCGGGAGTGTTTCGTTCATCACCGCCTGTAACTGCGAACTGATTTCCTTGACATAAGCGGAGTGCGCCTGCTTCAAAATGATTTGGTTTTGCTTGCTGATTTCCCGGTTTAGGCTTGCCGAGGCTGCGCGTGTGGGAATCCGCATCTTGCGGGTCACGTAATCGTCCAACGCTTTTTCCAAAACATCGTCGTCTAATCCGAAAGAATTCCCCTTCCTGCCCAGTCCCAGGAATCCGTAGAAGTCCGTGAGCAGCGACATCAGAGCAACGTGCGAGTGGCGGAAATCGGATGTGCGGTGATCGTTGCGGGAGTTTCCATCCTGCACCACGGACAGCGTGCCCATCGCTGAGTACGCGCCCTTCTTGTTCGTTCCACCCGCGCCCGCTCCCGAGATTGCCGGTCCCACGCCAGCGCGTTCCTTCGACTGCATAATCATCGCCTGTTCGTTTTGCAGCGAGAGGCCAGCGAAGGCGGCGTTGCCAACGTCGTAGTGCATGAACTGATCTTTCTTCACGGGCAGGAATACGTTTGGCGCGAGGCGGAAGTTGGGACCTAGATTTTTGTTCTGCGGGTCCACAGTATTGATTCCCCACATGGACACCGTGATCGTGTCGTTGCGCTGGTTTTTCGCCGTGGATATTTCTTCCTGGTAGTGCTCCAGAATATCGGGGAAGCCGCGGCCCTCCACCGTCAACCGTGTTTCCACAATCGGAATCTGGTTGTCGGGAATGAAGTTGTAAACGCAGTTCAGAATTTTCTTGGTCGCCAGATGGTACCACGCGATGAGGCGATGCTTCTTTTTGTTGTGCCACCACGAGAAGTAGGTTTCGTAAATATCCCACTCTGCCATCGTGTCATCGGTGGTGTCCACAACTCCCTTCTTTTGGTTCTCGCGCTTTTTTACGTCGGTGGGTCCGTAGCGGTCGGGATGCTTCAGCACTTCTTCCGCATCCTCCTTGCGATAGGTACCGTTGAATACGCGCTCTCGAATCTTCCGCACGGTCAGCGTGCAGCGGCGCGGTAGCGGATCTGTCTCCTCGAATACCTTCACGTTCGGGTCGTACAGAATATCTTCGTAGTCCGCGTTGATTACCTTCGGCCCTTCGTAGAGTGTTTTGTTTTCAAACGTCGCTTTCTTCTTGTTGTTGTACCCGGTGTAGACCGCTTCGATTCTGCTCTCTGGCGCCACGATCAGCCATGACCGCCCGCACACCGCACCGTCGTACCACCACTTGTTTTCTCGTGGATAGAGATTCAGTTCTCGCGGGTCATACGCCGCGTAGTCCATGAACTGCATCAGCGTCTTTGCGCGTTCCGAAAATATCTGCGCCTGCTCCTGCTTAACCTTTCCCGTGAAGTAGCGGTAAAGGACGATGGGCGAAGTCATCCACGTAAGCTGCAACACGCGGGCCGCAAGGTCGTCAATCGCTTCGCCGGCAGTTTGATGAACTAGATTAGAAGCTCCCTCGAACGGGAACGAGCGGCTTTTCTGGAGCGGCCTGCCCTCAGCGATGCGCTTCCACTTTGGCAGGTTGGAGGTGTGGATGTTGCGGAGTTGGGCGATGCGGGAGTTGATGTGGCGTTCGAGAAATCGGTTTATTTCTTTTTCAACATCGGCGCCGAACTCGATAGTGCATGGCTCGAAAGAATCCGGCTTAACATCCTCGATGCTGGTGGTTACTGCGGGTGCGGCCATGAGGGGATACTACCACAAATGTCCCCTCCGCCTTAATTCTCTTTCTACGATTGGGAGAGCGAAATGTTTCCACGAATCATCGGTGCTTTGTTTTACTCTATCAATTAGTTCTATAAGCCTTTCGTCGCTTACATGCTTAACACCTGCCTCAAATAACGGGGACCTCTGCCACCACTCCGTGTCTGTTGTCGGCCACTTCTTGTGCCATTCCGGTTCCGGTGGAAGCATCTCAGTACCCCGCAATCCCTGATTGCCTGCTCTGGAAGTCTGCCATCTGTTGGCGCAGAAATTCTCTCGCCTGTTTGTTGTCCGCAATCTCTACGATCCCGGAGTAGCGTCCCAGAACGTCTAGCGCATCCAGTTTCCCCGCTGGATAGTTCTCGTAGTCCTCCACAAATTCTGCTTGCTGCCCCTGCTCGGGATTACACCAAATCTGGTGACTCTTGAAAGTTGGCTCCAGTGATTCGATCCTGTTCTTCATCGCCGCCAGTGAGTCGTCGTCCTCAAATTCGATGGGATCTAGGTGAAGAATCTTTTCCCGCTTGTCGCGCTCGGCTAAGTAGAACCTTAACAATTCGTGCGCGGTCTTTCCCATGTATACGGTCGGCGTCTTTACCTGCTTTAATCCATTTCGCATCGTCCAGTTTCCGTATTGTTTGTACATCTCCTCTACGAGCGTCGAGTAGGTGGAGTCTTTCTGCCACAATCCGAGTAGGTAGATGCGCGAACTCTCCGGGTCAAAGCCGATGCTCCAGATGACGTGCTTCTCCCGCTTCACCTTTCGAGCGTGCATCGGGTCCACGATGATCGTAATTTCGAGTATCCCGGCCATGATGTCCTTCAGGGCGTTCCCTTCGTAGACGGCGTGCTCGATCATCAGTGCGTTTCGCAAATCGTCTTTCGAGAATCTTGGGTCCGCTTCCTTGTGCCGGAACACTCGCAGCCAATCCTTGCCGAATAGTTGCTCCTCTGGGAGCGTAGCGATATTCAGGTAGAAGTGCGCGTAGTCCAGATGGCCGAGTCGGTCGCTTTCTTTCTGCAAGAGTTCCATCGTCCACTCGGACGCTAGAATCGGTTTCCCTGCCGGGTGCAGTTTGCAGCATCCACCTTCTGCGCTATGCGTCTCGAACTTAAATTCTTTTTGGTTTTTCTTGATCCATCCGTTCAGGTCCAGCGCGGCCCACTTGTTTCCAATCACGACCTGCCGGCGATCTTTCTTAACCTTCGGATCGAAGCGCGTGCCTACTTGTTTGTGCCACTTGATTAAATCTTCCGCTACTCGCCCGTCGCCTTTCATTAGCGAGTCCTGCGCCTCTTTTCCAAAGTTGTCGTCTTGGATGATAGAGTTTGCGTGGATACCCTGCAACGCTTGACCGACTCCGCGGTACACGAATGTTCCCGTGGAGGCGTCTCCTCCCTTCACTCGCTTCTGGAACTTTTCCGCATTGTTCCATGTGCACTCTTTATCGGGAATTACTTCTCGGAAGGTTGCTCGGAACACGTCGTTGTTCCGGTAGCAGTCGTCAACGTCACGCCCGATGTTGGTTGCCTGTCCAGCGATTTCGTGAGTGATAAGCGTGCGGTGGTTCTGGTCGTGGACGTTTCGCATGTAGCGAATCCACTCATCACCGTAACCCAACTCGCGCATGTGCTTTTCATCGAACTCGGAAAATGGAAGTGCCCACCAGATAGACAGCGCGATACCGAGCCGCGTCTTGAAGTGCGACATCGGAACTTCCATGACAAGAAAGAGATGTTCTTTCTCCAGGCTCTTACACAAGAGTTTGTGGAGAGTGGTCAGGCGAGAGTATCCGACGCAGTATTTTGCAAACCAGTAGAGTGATCCGAGACTGTTGAGACGCGTGTTGCGGAAGTGTGTTTCGTAGTCGTCTCCAACTTCAGGTACTGGAAGTAATCGCCACTTCAAGTTTGCGCCTCATTTCCCAGTAAGTTCGACAGTAGTCTACCGCATCGGTCCAAGTGGGGAACGTCATAAACATTAGGACCGGAAATTCAACAACCCACACGTTGATGAGTATTCCGTCGTTTGGAACATCAATGAATCTCTGGCGATAGATTTTAAGTTTCCGTTCCATCGCTCACTCATTCGTATACAACGCCTGCGTTCCCTTGAACGAGCGCAGTTCCAACTCTCCGTACAGTTGCGCGATCACGTCGCCTTCTTGGATAAAACGAAGGGCTACTTCCTCTTCTCGATCAGTATTTTTTTCTTTTGCTGTAACCTTTGACCGATGGCCTGAGTAGGAAGGGAACATCACGCGGTCCCCAAGCGAGTACACTTTTGCTTCCGGCCCTACGCTTACCACTTCGCCGGTCATTGGCTCACTCTTCTGCGAGTCGGGAATAATCACGCCGCCTTTTGGTGTTCCCTTGCCATCGCAGTCGGGACAGGGAATAAATCCGCGCCCCTCGCAGTCAGAGCACTTCACGGTCAGCGCGTCGTTTCCGGCCTTTAGTCGCTTCCCTTCGCCGGCGCACGCATCGCAGGTGAGGATTGAAACTTCTTTCCCCTCCAACGTGCGGTGCTCTTTGTCCATGCAGCGCAAGCACTCGTAGCCGGACTTGTGTTCGTCCTCACGTATAATAATTCGCTCTCCTCTGGCCGCGAACCCGGTGGCTCCCACCCAGAACACATTTCCTTCTTGGCGTACAAGGTCGATCACTTGAACTTTTGTTTCAGTTTCCGGCACGAAGCCTCCTCACATCTTGATAGCAGATTCAACAATCTTTTCCGTCATGCTCTTGGAGTCCAATCGGACGAGAAGTGGCTGCGGTTGGCCAGGATTCCCGCCAAGTGGAATCGTAACCTGCAACACGATCACGTCAGCGCTGAGTTGCGCCGGAGCGTTTTTCATCGTGGGATTAGCAATCCCGAGCGACAATCCACCGTTCTGCACTTTGACGAGCACGCCGCCAACCCACTCGGTTCCGTACTTGACGTGCACCAAGTCACCAAGATTCAGTTCATTCCCAAGCATGTCTCTCACGCGCCCACCTCATTCCTCAGTTGTTCTAGCCACAATCCAAACTCTACCGGACCTCCACGCTGCGGCATGTCGGGCGTATTAATATAGCGATTACGAATCTCTTCGATGGTTGCACCACGCTCCGACATTGCCACCTTCTCCACTGTAACATTTTCCTCTGCACTCACGTAGAACACGGCGATGGTTTTTCCTTCGCGCTTCATGCGGAGCAATTTGGGGTCGTCTATAAGCTCACCACCCATGAGTTCCGGCCCGGTCAACCTTTGTCCGCATGACAACCCCTCACCGGATACGCGGCCTACTTCGGAACCGTCGCAGCGAATAACGTAGGTGTCCACTATTCTATTTCTCCGTACCGCGCACTGAACGCTTTTACCGCAAGTTGCAAAAGTCGCAGAGTCGTTTGCGCGAGAATCGCCTCGCCAGTCGGAAGGTCGATGCGAACGATAAAAACTGGATTGCCTTCCTCAGTTCCAGCGGTCAAGACTCCCATCGCGTTCACTGCGAGAAGTTGCTCGGGATAGAGTCGCGGTTCCTCTGGCCGAATAATTGGCGACTGCTCAACGTCCATCAACAGCGACATCGGAATCATGTGCCCACCTGTTCGTCGCTTCCTTCCCAAATAAACTCTGTCAGCGGGAAATGCTTCAAGCAAGTACAGCAGAAAGTTCCGCTGTAGAAAAATGGGTCACGCGCATACGTCTCCGCTATTGAAAGAGAGCAAGTCGTGATTGTGTTGCAGGTTTTGTGCCGGTACGTCCTGCGAACCGGGCGGATGAATCCTTTTGCGCGCTCCTCGGCACTGAGAACGATGTAGCCCTTTTGCTGCCCGGTGGAAGGATTAATTTCTCGGTGGTCGTCTGTTTCCGGGCTGCCATCAGCGAGGACTCGCGCAGACCTGTCAACCGGAGGAACGGTTGCTTCCTGTTGCGCTCGCCATTCTTTTTCTTTTAGGTCGCGCACCTCGTCGTAAGCATCACTCGCTTTTTCGTTCAAGAGACGCGCCAGGTTACGCGCTTCGTCTATCGAAAATACGATGTGGCCGACTCCGTTCTCATCGGGCTTTAGGTCAGGGTGATTGACAATCACTTCGCCCGCGCCAGTGGTTCCCACTTCCAAGAATCCACCTGCATACTTTGGTAGGTTGTTCATCTCACGCCTTCCACGCATGTCGCACGATCCGCACGCCGCACCACAAAATCGCAAGCCCCGCCGCCAGCGGTCCCACGTAGTAGAGAAAGAGATAGAACCAAATCATCCCAGTTCCTCTTCGTCAGGTATCGGCTTCCTGAAGAACCGATGCACCTGAGTACGGATGAACTGGGAGAGGGTAAGTCGCAATTCTTTCGCTGTTTTCTTCCAGAGCCTCAGGTCTTTCGGCTCAACTCTAATTTGAACTTGTACTTTCACGGGCAGAGTGTTACACGTTGTAATCACGTTGTCAAGCGGAGGTTTTATGAAAGCACTTAGTCTCTGGCAGCCGTGGGCGACATTGGTAGCTCTCCGCGAGAAACGCTATGAGACGCGGGATTGGGCTACGAATTATCGCGGCCCCTTAGCGATTCACGCTACGGCAAAGATGCCGCCGTACTGGTTAGGAGCATCTCGGAACACTGAAATATTCAGGAATGAATTGTCGGACGTGTTCAATGTCAGGCGTGAATATGACGTATACGCGGCAAAGAAATTGCCACTCGGCTGTGTGCTCTGCATCGTTAACCTCGTTGACATTCAAGAGACGCGGGATTTGCGCGAAATACTTTGTGAGCGTGAACGCATTTTCGGAAACTACGATGATGGTCGCTACGCTTGGCATCTTGAACTGATGGAAGTTTTCGAGCCGCCAATCCCGGCAAAAGGAAATCGGATGCTTTGGAATTGGGAGCGACCATGAGAGCGCACGAAGTTTTCTACCAAAATAACGGCGACGTGACAAAAAATTACTACGCCGAACTGTCGAACAAGAAACCTCTCGGTCCAATCGCGGTCGCACTCTTCCGCGCACAGAAACGTTCCAAGCGAGCGAAGGACTATCGGCGCGGAAAATGGAAGCGTGCTGCCTACGATGTTAAGAATTGGTCCATCGGAGAACTCTGCCGCCTACTCTTGGAGACAAAAATAAATTGGGGGTGGAAGCGCGATCCGAAAACACCTGGCTACGAATGGGTTCTCTACGTCGAACTCCCAGACGGATACGGTCAGTGTTCATTTCACAACCCCTCGCGTGGCCTCGGCCCTGAATTCAGCGGGGATTGGGATGGCCAACGTCTGAGCGCGGAGCGAATTATCTCGTTTTGTGAATATGTTTTCACGGGGGTCAAGAGTGCGCCACCACAAAATGTAGTTCAGAAATCCGTGGCTCCCACTACCAGTAGTATGTTCCGTGATTAGAGACACTATTACTTGTGTACTGGAACTACTAGCACTACATCTTGTGTGGTACCGTATCTATCCACCACTAGGGCTTGTGTCAAGGGAATACTGTACAGGGTGTGAATGGAAGGTTTCTCAATGATTGCGCGGTTTAAAATGAGTCGCCGGCGAAAAAACAAGATCCGCTCCGTTAAAGTTTGGCAAATGTCGTGCTATCTTGCCTTTAGGTTTTGATGAATGAATAACTTCAATCGATCATGCGACCAGCGGGAGCAGAGAGTCCCCTACCTGGAATTTCCCACCGATAGCAAAAAGGTAAACAGTACCTCCGTGACGTAGTGTCTTGTGTTTGTAAAGTAGTTAACACAAGGGGTTGTGGTGTAGGTGTCCTCCGTGCCTGTATTTAGTGTCTTGACAAATGAAG